ATGGCCGAGATCGTGCGCATCCTGCTGAAGGCACATGAAGTCGTCCACGTCCACGAGCTCAAGGGCTGGACGGGCACGAAGGACATTGAGCTGTACGCCAAGGCCAAGGCCGACGGCTTCGAGGTCGTCATCACCAACGACACCAAGCAGCTCAGCCGGCCACTCGAAGTGGCGGCCATCGCGCAGTCGGGCCTGCATCGCATCGAGTACCGCCAGAACAACAAGCATGGTGGCCTGGTGGGCCTGGGCACGGCGATCGCCACGGTCTGCGCGGCCCTTCCTCACGCCTTGTCCGAGCTCGCAGCGGCTAGTGGTCAGCGTCTCGTCTCTCTGACGTCGATCGACCCGACCCGGCAGAAGCGCCTGTAAAGGTAGTCCACGGGTGCTCCTGGAGATGTGCGGTCAAGCACATCTCAGGGTAAGGACTGCCACTGACAATCGGGGTGGCCGAACGTCTGAAGCGGGGTGGAAAAAGCCCATGCTGGCTCGACGCTCATCTCTCGCCTGGCGCGAGCCCTTCTTCACAGCACTCGTGGGAGCTGGCAGGGAGCCGTTCCCCGAGGTCGGCTCCCAAATGGCTCCCAAAACGGGGCCGCACAGCAAATCAGGCCCGGCGCTGATCTCTCAGCACCGGGCCTGACCTGGTGTTTCACTGTCGGGGTGGCGGGATTTGAACCCACGACCTCTTCGTCCCGAATAGAGGGGGCCGTGAAGTCGTCTTGCACACATCACCGCTGTGACCTGCATCGTAGCCAGCTTAGTCGCAGGTCAGAGGACGTCAGTTCAACCGAGCGTGCGAGCCTGCGGACTTCTCGGATACTCCTCCGACACCCCTGAATGACTTCTGGGTGTCGCGGCTCCACACCCAGCTCACACCCAGAATCGCGAGAGGTACGCGAGAAGTAGCCGCAGGTGAGAGCCTAGCAACGAAGAAGCGGCCTCACTGGGTGAGGCCGCTCCTGCCGGGCTGCGAGGGGGCCAACCATCCAGCCCGGCAGTCTTCGAGGTGTGCATCGTCGGGCGCTCGGATCGAACGTACGATCGAGTGGAGACCCTATCGGCGGACGCGTGGCATATGCAATTAAGCCACCCCTTCCCGCCGACTACCAAGATCACACGAATTAGGGTCGACCCTAATCCCATCTGGTCACACGGTCGCGAGCGTGTACGGGTGTCGCGCCCTACCCCACCCTCCGACCGGGTCCTTGCCCGCCGCCGCGAGCTGGGAGACCAGATCCGCCGCGTCCGCGAGCACCACAACCTGACCCAGCAGGCGGTGTGCGACCGGTCCGGGCTCGACGTAGCCACGTACAGCCGCATCGAGCAGGGCCACTCGTCACCTCTGTTCGACACCCTGGTCCGTATCGCCGACGCCATCGGTGTCGGCGAGGTCGACCTGATGCCGGACCCCGCCGCCGGCGCGGGGGATCGACCGGCGGCGGGGCGCTAGCCGCCTCTCAGGTCGAGAGGCTTGCCTGACCGCCCCCGTCCTCACGCCCAGCCTGTCGGAGCGAGACACGAGCGAGGACGCTGACCAGGACGGGATCGGGCTCGACGAGACGGACATGATCGCGGTGCGCGTAGATCGCTCGCCCCGGGCCTGAGACCCCGCCCTCGTACGCCACTTCCACGACGTCCTTGGGATCGGCGATCGGCTCGTCACAGTGCCTGCAGATACGCGGCGACGCCGTCATAGCGTCGCGCCTTTCAGCAGGTCCACGTGGTCACATAGGGTCCGGACCGAGCGGGCAAGCCGCGTTACGACCGAGACGCGCAGGATCCGGTTGTCGCCCTGTCCCACGCGCAGCTCCATGCAGGACATCGCCACACAGGCCAGCGCACTGCGCCGCGCCCTGTCCTGCTCGGGGAGCTGGCGCGCCTCCCGCTCGACCACCGGCAAGAGCAGCCAGGCATGTCCCCGCAGCTGACGCCGCAGCGTCTCGAGGTCCTCGTCGCCAGGCGGTATCGCGCCCTCAGCCAGCAGCCGGGCCGCTGCTTCCCGCATGGCGGCCAGGTCGAGCGGCCGGGTGTCAGTCTCATCCTCCGGCAAGACTCGCGGCATCATCGGCGCTCACCGCCGACAGCAGCCGTCTCGGTCCTGGCCCGCTGCGCCTCGGCGAGCGTGGCCGGCCGGAGGTCCTTCGGGCTCGCGTCCCATTCCCGGCCACCGGCCACGGGGCGCAGCTGCACGTATGGGCCCTCGTGGCCCATGACACACCCGGTCCTGTTCCGCCTGGTGTCCTGGACGATCTCGCCGATGGCGGGCTTGACCATCTTCACCGCGTCCCCCTCCTGCGCGCCGGATCGGGCTGTTCGGGGAACAGCCGTTCCAGGCTGCGTGGTACAAGTCGCATGTCGATCTGCTCCGATCAGGTCGGCCATTGCCCCGGGACCGCGGCCGAGCGGTCGCCGGGGTACAACGTCAGTCAGCCCGCAGGTTCCTCACCGACCCGAGGACCGAAGGCGTCCTCGAGCGCCGCCCTCAAGGCGGACGGGTCAGTGAGCATCCGGCCCTCGCCCGGGCACATCCGCCAGTGCGGGCCCGGCCCCTGAGTCCGGCGCGCGGGCGGAATCGCCACGGCGCTCCCCTCCTGGACCGCCTCGGTGTGCTCCACCGACCAGCCGGCCGCCGTGCCGCGCGGGGTGAAGAAGAAGATGCCCGCGCCCTCCTCGACGACAGCCCCGCACCGCGACCCGAGGATCGCCATGGCGGCCAGGCCGAGAGTCTTCTGCGTACGGATCGCGTCCCAGTCCTGGCCTGCGCGCTGCATCGTGCAGACCGACCGGGTCGATAAGCCGACAGTGGGCATCCGGGGCTCCTCGTCACCAAGGGGGAACGGCGTGCGTACAAGGCTGGCCGCGATGAGGGCGCTTTCCGAGGACTTCAAGAGGACTCTTTACCGCCGAGAAGCGGACTTTCTGTAGCCCTGGAGGGTGACGAGTAGCCACACTGAGGGCCTACAGCGACACTTGCCGCGTGCCCGACACGGAGGTGAATGGTGGCCCGGTCCTCAGGTAACACCCTGCTCAAGTCCGCGCGGATCGCCGCCGGCTACCACTCCCAGGAAGCCCTCGCCGACGCCCTCCACGTAGGCGTACGGCAGGTCCGACGCTGGGAATCCAGCGCCCCGCCCTGGCCCCAGGCCGAGGTAGGGCAGAGTCTCGCACGCCTCCTCGGCCAGGACCTGCCATCCCTCGGATTCACCCCACCCGCCGGCGCGCGCCCAGGCCCCGGACGGCGGACCGGACTCGCGCCCGCAGCAGCGGCCGTGGGCCTGGCGGCCGTGCCCACCCAGGCCGCCATCCTCCAACCGGCCACCGTCGCCACCGACTTCGCCGCGGTCACCCGCGCGCACCGCCGCCTGTACTGGTCCGTCGCCCCCGCCACCCTCCACCCCGCTGCCATCGCCCACGCCACCCTCGGCTGCGCCCTCCTCCCCGAGACCGCCGGCCAGACCCGCCGCGCCGTCGCGGCAGCCCTCGCCGAGACCTGGCTCCTCGCCGGACGCATCGAGTTCTTCGACCTCCGCGACGCCGACCGCGCCCAGCAGACCCTGCTCCGCGCCCTGCAGGCCGCAGGCGAGGCGGACGACTCGCTGCTCGGCGCCGCGGTCCTCGCGCACACGGCGTTCATCCCGGCCTGGACGGGCGACCGCGACTCGGCCGTGGAGAGGATGGTCGCGGCCCGCACGTACGCCCGCCGCGGCCCGGCGCCCGCCGAGCTGCTCGCATGGCTGGACGCGGTGGAGGCGGAGTGCGAGACACGGTGCGGGCACACGCGGACCGCGCTGCACCTGATCGGCCACGCAGAGGGCGTCCTCGACGAGGGCAGCGAGCACGAGACCCCCGAGTGGCTCGACTGGTTCTCCCGGGTGCGGCTGGCCGCCTTCAAGGGCAACACCCAGCTGAAGGCCGGCCACCTGCCACAGGCCCGCACCACCCTGCTCCAGGTGCTCGAGGACCTGGACCCCGCCGAGGAGAAGCAGCGGGCCGTCATCCTCGGCGACCTGGCCGCCGTCGAGGCCGCAGCCGGAGACCCCGAAGCCGCCTGCGGCTACGCACGCCGCGCGCTCGACCAGCTCGAGCGGACCTGGTACGCAATGGGCATGGACCGCGTCCGCGACGTCCGCCGCTCCCTCACCCCGCACCAGCACGAGGCATGCGTCCGCGACCTCGACGACCGGCTGTACGGCTGGGCAACGACCGTCAGTGCTCTCGCTCGTTGAAGTCCTTGATCAGGCCGGGCAGTTCGAGGAGGCTCTCCACTCGGAACGTGGGGAGAGCCTTGGCCTCCTCGGTGTTCCACTGGATCGTCGCCCACGGCCCGCGGTGCACGAGCGCGGTGCGCATGCCCGCCTCGGCGCCCGGCCGCAGATCGTTGTCGACGCGGTCACCGACGTAGAGGATCTCGTCCGGCGCGAACGGCACGACCTCGGCGACCCGGGTGAAGAACGCCAGGTCGGGCTTGCTCGCGCCCCAGTCGTCCGAGGTGCCGATCAGGTCGACGTCGTCCGTGAACAACCCCCGCAGCAACCCGCCGGCCCGCACGGTCTGGTTGCCCGCGATCCCCAACCACAGCCCGTCCGCCCGCAGCTGCGCGAACGCCGGCCGGACATCGGCATACAGGTCCTCCTCGCCGAAGTGCTCCGGCTGCCCCGCGGCCGCGCGCTTCTCCCGCTCCTCGTACAGGTCGAAGCCCGGCCGGAACTCCTGGAAGGTGTCGCGGTAGTCACGGCCCTGGGCGATGACCGCGCCGAACATCGCGGCGAAGGTGTGCCGGGGTACGCCGAGCCAGTCTGCCCAGGTTCCGTACTCCCGTGTCTCGTCGACGAGGCATTCACCAACATCAAAAACCACAGCACGAATCATGCGGGCAGCGTACCCAGCCCTCTGTCAGCCCCTCGCCGTACTCTGTAGGGATGCCCACCGACCTCCACTGCCGTGGTTCCGTGCGGTCCGCGGCAGACCTCAACGACCGGATCCGCGCCCTGATGCTCGGCGCCGGCGGCTACCTCCGGCCCCACGAACGCGCCGAGTACGAGCAGCTCGTCACCGCCTGGGCGCTCGCCGACGCAGCCGAACGACGCCCCGTACTCGCCACGGCAGCCTGATCCGTCCCAGAACGACGAAGGCCCCCGTCACCGAGGGCCTGTCTACCTCCGCTCGCGCGGAGAAGGTACTGCGTTCGTCGAGCCCCAGGGGCTGCCCATGGTTCACCTCCGCTTGCGCGGAGAGGCCGGGCTTGACTTCGTGGAGCGTAGCGGACGTCAGCGTCGTCCGTCGCGGATCTGGTAGATCCGGGCGCGGGACAGCCCGGTCATGTCTGCGAGTTCGATGACGGGGATCCCGGCGGTGATTCCCTGCCTGACCAGAAGGTCCCGCTCGCTGCCGAGGTCGCTGATCTTTCCGATCAGTTCAGGGATGCGGCGGCGGAGTTCGGCTGCCCTCAGCTCTCGGTCGGTCTTGCCGCCGAGGTGCACGTTGGGCTCGTCGGTGAACTCGGGCTCGTCGGCGGTGTGGCGGATGGGGAGGGCTCGGTCGTGGATCTCGACGGGGGTGTCGGAGCCCGGGTCGATCATGCGGCCCCTGTCGGCCAGGTCCATCACGCCGTCGTCGTCGACCGTCTGGCTGTGGTCTTCGACGACCCAGACGCGGGCCTTGCCGCTGGCGGTCACCTTGGCGGCGCGGACGGCGATGTAGGTGCCGCCGCGTCCGGCGAGTCGGGTGAAGCGGTCGCCCCGGCGGATGTCGGCGATGGTGGCCTTCATGGTGCTCCCCTCCGGCGCCACCTTGTGTAGCGCGCTACACATAGAGTGTCGGACCGACCGGTCGATGTCAAGCGCGCTACACATTCAGGTGTCCGGGCACAGCAAAACGGCCCCGCCCTCCCGAAGGAGAGCGGGGCCAACTACTACTGCTACTACCCGATCTACCGGTCCGTCCCAGACTGGTAGATCACGTCACGCGTACCGTCGTCGGGGTTCGAGCGCCACCGCAAGTGGCGACTCCGGCTGGGTATCGCCCCCGCCGTCCGGCGCCCCGTCACGGCGGCAGATCAGTGCGTCCTCGTCCCAAGCCGGCGCCTGCAGGCTGTACCCGTCCGGGCAGTCAGGACCAGCCGGACCGCGCTCGCCCGGCTCCCCACGCTCGCCCTTCTCACCCTGGACGCCCGCGGGCCCGGGCTCGCCCTGGACGCCCGGCGGTCCTGCAGGACCCGCGGGCCCCTCGGCCCCGGCCTCGCCCGGAGACCCTGCCTCACCGTCCGCGCCGTCCCGGCCGTTCTGCCCCGGCGACCCCGAAGCCCCCGGCCTGCCAGGCTCGCCCGGCAGGCCCTCCGCCCCGCGCTGCCCCGGGTCCCCTTGAGGTCCCGGTATCGGCACCGGCACCCGAGCGCGCGCGGGCAGATCATCGACCGCGTCGGACGGATCCGGCGCCACCGGCGTCTCCCCGCCGGCCTTCACCTGCGTACGCAACGCCCGGACATCCGAGGCGAGCGTGGACACGGCCTGGCCGCGCAGGTCGGCCTCGGCGGCCGCCTCGGTCGCGCGGCCGGCCGCGGCGTCCATCCGCCCCCAGATGATGACGACCGCCCCGGACAGAGCGATCAGCCAGCACAGCAGGGCGAGCGGCCGCCACCTCCGTGCCAGAGCCTGCTCGGTGCGGGTCACGGTTGGCCTCCATGGTCGATGACGAGGGCGCGGAGCCGGGCGATCTCGGCCTGGTCGGCGGCCCGCAGCGCGGACTGCTCCGCCGCGCTGGCCGCCATCGTGGCGATCGTCGTGGTCTGCGTGTTGATCGTGGTGGCCTGCTCGGTGACCTTCTTGTCCAGGCGGTCGCGCTCTTCCTGCAGGTCGTTGGTCAGGCTGCTGTAGCCGGTCAGGGCGTTCTCGCCGCGCTTCCCCAGGTACGTCACCAGGCCACCGACGACCGCGGCGACGCCGACGAGCAGGCTGCCGATGGTGGTGACGTCCAAGGAGACTCCTTACGGAAGGGGGCGCCGACTGCTGGCGACGACGGTCTCCGTCAGCCCGGGCCCGGTGGTGGTGCCGCCGCTCGCGACGATCGCGGTGAGCAGCGCGGCCACGGCCGCCAGCCCGCCGATCGAGAACGCCTGGCCCCAGTCGACGTCGATCAGCCCGAGGCCGTCGCCGCCCAGGAGCGCGAGGACGGCCTGGGCGAACGTGCGGACCATCCGCTCGAGGGTGGCCTTCCAAAAGGCTCTGGTCGTCATGCTGTTCCTCTCGTCAGGGCAGGCCAGAGAACGCCTCTGACCTGGGGTGTCATAGGGCGCGTCATAAAATCGCGCGGAAAGTTAAGGTCGGCCCGGGCCGCTCTAGAGGCGGCAGATGCCGAGCACGACGCGGACCAGGTGCCCGGGCGACCACCGCACACAGCAGCAGCCCGGACACACCAGCCGCTCCAGCAGCTTCACTTCGCGGGGAGCTTCAGCACCTGGCCGGGCTGCAGCTCGTCCGGGTCGACGTCCGGGTTCAGGTCGGCGATCTCCTGCCACCGCCCGCCCTTGCCCAGCTCGTGAGCCGCGATCCCCCACAGCGTGTCCCCGGCGACCACCGTGTACGACCTCGCACCGGGCGACCAGGACGCCTTGTGCTTCAGCCGCTCCACGATCCGCGCCTCGACGTCCCGCCAGTCCAGCCCACGCGGGTCGACCTTCCCAACCTGCCACGCGAGATGCCGGATCACACTGCGCACGGTCCAGCCGTGCGCCCGGCACAGCGCCGCCCCGACACGCACGATCGCCTCGACCTGCTCGTCCGGCCACGGGTCCTCGCCGTCGCCGAGGTTCTCGCACTCGAAGCCGTAGAAGCTGCGGTTGCCGTCGGTGTTGTTCTCGTTCGCCGCCGGCAGCGCCTTCTCCGCGATGACCGCGCGCAGCACGTCGTCGTCGCCGAGGCCGGCGTGGTTGGCGCGGCCGTAGCCGACGAGGTGGACCCGGCCGTCCTTGGTGATGACGCCGTGGCACAGCGGCCCGGGCAGCCCCGCATAGCCGTTGCGGCAGATCCGCACGGTCTTCGCGCTGCCGGAGGTGACGGTGTGGTGGATCATCACGCCGTGGACGGGTCCCCACGGGCCGATGTGGTTGCGGTTGTGGTGCTCCCAGTCGCCGACCTCGACGACCGTCACGCCCTCGTTCTTCAGCGCGGCCAGGAATCTGGCTGCGGACAGCGGCGGCGCCATCACGCACGCCCCGGCCAGGCCCAGTGGAACGGGCCCTCGCCCAGCGTCCGCGAGGTCGCCCAGAAGATGTCGTTGCCGTCCAGGAACACCTGAAGGTTGACCGCCGACTCGGGAGTCTCGCCGAAGATGCGGACGATCATCGCCGGGTAGACGTCGCCCTCCTGGGCGTGATTGCCGACGTGCCCCACGAAGCCGGTACCCGTGTGCCGGGCGCTGCTCTGGTACTCCTGGCGGAGCCGGTTGATCTGAGCCGCGTCCTGCTCGTTCAGCGTGTAGTGGACGATCCGCCCGATGCTCGGCCGCTGAGGCCTCGGCTGCTCGCTGCGGACCGCGTTCTCGGCGGGCTGCTCGATGACGACCTGGGCGACCGCGGCGGCCGCAGCGACCCACGCCTGCTGGATCCGGTCGCCGAGGTCTTCCCACTCCGGCATTGGCCGGCCGTCGTGGGTGCGGTGGTTGGTGGAGGCGCCGTACGCGGCGTACGCGTACTGGGCGAGCTCCATTGTGGATGGATGGGACATGGAGGACTCCTGACATGACGAAGGCCCCTGCCGTGGGGGGCGCGGGGCTGCGGGGCGTGGGGGGGGGTGGGGGCTCAGCTGGTGTAGCCGTGCACCAAGATCCCGGACCCGGCGCCGAAAGCACCGGCCGTGAAAGCATTCGCCGTGACCGTCGGCGGGGTGGACAGACCGGTGTCGGTGCCGCCGAATCCGGGGCTCACGCTGGCGAGGACGTCGGGGACGGCTCCCTCGGAGATCAGGCTGCACACAGTGCTGGCCTTGATCATGACGCCGAGGTAGTGCAGGCCGCTGTACGTGGTGGTGTACGAGGACGCGGCGCCCGCCGTGGCCTGCGCGATCGCCAACGTCTTCGCCGTGTTGGCGGCCCAGGCGGCGGTGAGCTGGTCGGCGGTCCGCGCCAACGCGACCTTCGCCGAGTTGTGGAGCGTGAACCACCAGTTCGTCGGCGTCACGGCCGCCGTGCCGCCGGACACGAACGAGATGTTCGAGATGACCAGGCCCTTGGGCAGCCAGACCGGCACCAAGTACAGCGTCCCCGAGGTCGGGGTGGACGTGGTTCCGCAGCGCAGGCGGGAGGTCGTCTCGTACCGGCCGGAGGGCCGCAGCACGCTCTCCAGGCTGCCGAACCCGGAGTCGAACGGGGAGACTTCAGCGCCCGCGCTGGCGTCGGCCACAGCGCCGAACGTGTTCCCGTGGCGGCGCAGGCCGGTGATGGTCGAGGTGATGTTGACCCCGGCCAGGGTGGTGTCCCTGGTACGGACGTTGCGCAGGAGCGGGCGGACGGTGTTGGTGGACACCTGCACCCCGAACCCGGTCAGGGCGTAGAGGTCGACGTCATCGACGACCACGTCCGTGCCGTCCCAGATGTGGATGCCGTTGGCGGTGACGCCGGTGACCGAGGAGCGGGCGACCGTGACGTCCGTGGCCGTGGCGGCCGGGGTCGAGCGGGAGTCGACGGTGATACCGGCGCCCGTGGCCCCGTTGACGTGGGCGGTGATCCGGCCGCGGCGGGTGCCGAGGGTGGACACGGCGGTGGCGCCGCAGCCACGGGCCACGACGTCGTCGACGCTGTAGTCCTCGACGTCGACCAGGCGCACGGCAGACCCGCCGACGTCCCGCACCACGATCCCGGACACGGCCACGTCCTGGACATAGCCGGTGTCTTCGCCCTCGATCCGGACTGCGGCGTCGTAGGTGCCGCCGCCGTACATGACGACGTCCTCGACGACGATGTTCCGCAGCGCCTGCGACCCGGCGATGGACGGTGATCCGGCACCGGCCGGGGTGCGGTGCGAGGCGCTGGAAGAGTCCAGGGTCCGCATGCGCACGCCCGCGCCGCAGTTCTTCAGGGTGAGCCCGGAGACGCGGGAGTCCTGCCAGGTGTAGCCGCCCACCGCCCACTGGGTGAGGCCGTCGCAGTAGAAGTTCTCGACGACGATGCCGCTGTGGGGCTTGTCGGGGCTGGCGGAGTGGGAGCCGATCCCGCGCGGCCAGCTGGTCGTGCCCACGGTGCCGGACGGGCCGACGCGGCAGTCCTTGACCACGATGTCGACGCAGGGTGTGTCGTCGTACGGTCCGAAGCCTCCGAAGTAGGCGCTGCCCTTGGCGAGGTCGGGCTGGATGAACTCGGAGAAGTCGCGGCCGCCGGGGTCGAGGTAGCCCAGGCCGCGCACGTTGGTGAGGCGGGCGCCATTCACCGCGTTCAGCTCGATGCCGTGGTAGCCGCTTACGTCCTTGATCAGGGTGTCGCGGATGGTGATGTTCTCGGCGTGCCCGATGCTGATGCACATGGCGGAGGTGGGGTACGTCGTGGCCCGGGCGTCCCAGGTGCCGCCCTCGATGATGATGTTGCCGTGCCCGGTGTACCCGCCGAAGGATTGGCTGGCGTCGCCGTTGAGGAGCATCGTGCCGTTGCCCGCGCGCCGGATCGTCGCCCCGTCGCACAGCGTCAAGCGGGTGTTGCGGTAGATCCGCAGCGGCAGGGAGGACGCGTCGTAGGTGCCGGGCGGGACGACGACCCAGCCGCCGTTCGCGGCGGCCGCGGCGTTCAGCGCGGCCTGGATGCCGGCCCCGGTGACGGCGGTCGGCAGGTGGATGCCCGCCGTGGTGAACCCGGCGCTGAGGTCGAGCGGCTCGCCGCCGACGAGGAGCGTGCCGACGTCCACGGTTCCGGTCACGTCGAGGTCGCCGGTGATGGTGCCGCCGGCCTTGTCGAGCTTGGAGTTCAGGCCCTCGAGGGCGGCGGTGACGGCTTCGCGGCTGGGCTCGTACCAGCGCAGCGGATCCCCGGAGGGCCCGTTGAACTCGTACTCGATCGCGGGGATGTCCTCGACCTTGAAGACGCGGATGGCGCCCGGCGCGTCAGAGCCGACCGCGTTGGAGCGGAGGGTGGCGATGGGGGTGGTGCCGTCCTCCTCGTACAGGGCGGTGACGGGGGCGCCGGTCCCGGCGACGCGGACGGTGACGGCGTAGTCGGGGACGACGTCGCCGGTGATCGTGGCCAGGACGGCGGAGGGGTTTCCGCCGAAGGTGTGCAGCATGAACGGGGCCTCCTCAGTCGATCCAGTAGTCGCCGGAGATGTCGACCCAGTCCGTGCCGTCGGTGCCCTGGTACCACCACAGGATGTCCCCGGCCACGCCGTACGCCGACGCCGTGCCGGTGTTGAGGACCTCCAGGCGCCCGGCCGCCAGCGTTGTGGTCCCGGCCAGCGAGCACGTCCCGGCCCAGGTCCGCAGCTCGGTGGGCGGGATCAGCCCGGACGGCACGGAGCCGAGGTTCACGGCGTTGGCGTCGAGGATCTTGTTGCCGTCGGTGCGCTCGATGCGGCCCTTGAGGTAGACGTGCGTGTCGTCCTTCACCCGCACGCCGAGCGGGACGGTGCTCTCCTCGAACCCGGACTTCAGGGTGAGGGTGGACTGCCACGCCTGCAGCGGACTGTGGATGGTCGTCCAGGTGTTGGTGCCGGAGTCGAGCTTCATCCACGCCGTGCCGTCCTCGGCGATCACCAGCGTGTGCACGGGCGCGGTGGAGAAGCGGGCGTCGCGGTCGGCCTGGTCCTCGGCGTGCTGCACCAGGTGCGGGTCCAGCGCGGTGGCCAGCTCGGCCACGGCGGAGACGGTCTGAGGGCCGTCGCCGCCGGCCGGGACCGGCAGCTCGGCGTATCCGATGGTGGGCATGGGGCTCCTAGGAGGCGGAGAACGTGATGGTGATCTGGCCGCCGGTGAAGGCGCCGTAGTCCGTGGACCCGCGGGCGAAGATGGCCAGCCCGCGGGCGCTGCCCGAAGCGAGCTGAGTGCGCCACGACGCCGGCAGCGTGGCGGTGCCCTTGGCCCCGACGGACAGCCGCAGCAACTCCTCCGGCCCGTCGTCGAGGTCGAGCTGCCCGGACGGCGCGCTGGTGTGGTCGTGGAGGTACAGGTGCATCGGCACGCGGGAGTTGCGGCCGGCGCCCCGCTTCCGCGTGAACTTCACCTGCATGCTCGAGACGGTCTTGCCCGAGCAGGCGGAGGCGATCGCGGTGCCGTAGAACCAGCCGCCTCTCCGGTCGCCGCGGCCGGTCCAGTCGCCCTGGGTGGGGCTGGAGGCGTACTCGTCGGGGCGGCCGTTGCGCCACGACCCGGAGTCTGTCGGCGAGATCGTGACGGTCTTCGGCGGGCGGGTCGGGGTCTCGGCCGGCGACGCATCGGCGCCCGCGATCTGCGCGTACAGCTGCCCGACCCCGTTGGAGTCCTTGCGGGTGTACAGCTGGGTGACGGTTTGCCACCCCACGCCTGCCGGGGCGCCGGTGCCCCAGGTGTAGGCGGAGACGGCGATCAGGTCCTGCGCGGCCTCCGCCGCGAGCTGCCGTACGCCGGCTTCTTCGGCCTCGGCCGGGTCGTCGCCGAGCCGCCACAGCACCACCGGCCGGGCGCCGAGCTGCACGGCCACCAGGTCCCCGGCCGTCCGGTTGCGGTAGGAGTCGGTGCACGGCACGTCCGGGACGAGCGTGCCCAGCAGGTCCAGGTTGACCCGGCCCTCGGCGGTGACGTCCAGGACCTTCGCGGTGACCTGCCGGGCCGTGCGCGGCTTCGCCTGCCGGGCGAGCGACGCACCGAGGAGGTCGGCCTCGTCCACTACAGCCTCCTCGCACTCGTACGGGTCGTCAGCGACATCGAGGCCGCGCCGAGCGTGTAGGACAGGGAGTCGACGAGGTGCTTCTCCCAGACGCCCGGCGTGACTTCGGCCTCGATGACGTCGCCGGGCTCGAGGGCTGGGTTGCACACGGCGGTCAGCGACAGCGCGTACTGCACGCCGAGGGAGTCGGCGAGCTTGGCGCGGGCGACCTCGTAGGCCTGGGCGAGGCTGGAGATGACCGCGCTGGTGTGCCGCTGCACCCGCAGCCGCACGTGCCACAGCCCCAGGCGCTGCGGTGCGAGGGGGTCCCCGACCGGGTCGGGGCCCGCGTAGGTCAGGGAGCCGGGGTCGTCGTCCCAGGCGTACGCCGGGCCGATCACGGACTCGCCGGACCCGGCGTCACCGGCGACGGCCCACACGTTCGCCAGGCCCTCGCTGGACTGCTCGGTCTGCGGCTCGATGAGCACGCCGCCCGCGCCGCGGCCGATCCGCCACACCACCGCATCGGCGAGCGTCGGCACCGGGGCGACGGTGACGACTCCCCGGGCGTCGGCGAAGATCTCCGCCGCCAGGGACTCGACGATGCCGGTGGATGTGCCGGAGGAGTCGGTGCCGGACGACAGCACCGACCAGCGGCTGTCCTCGGCGAGCAGCTGCGGGACCAGGACGTCGGGGTTGACGCCGGCCCGCCAGGCGACCGGCACCCCGGGGAGGGCCTCGCCGACGAGGGTCTCCACCAGGCCGCGCGCGTCGCCCGGCCCGACGGTCCGCGCGGTGGGCAGGCCGGCGCTGCGGATCTCGTCCTCAATCCCGGCGAGCTCCACCTCCAGACCGGTCCGGGTCTGGCGGGGCCGGCCGACCGTGTACCGGCCGGCGGGGAACCACACCGGCTGCGCGCGCGGCAGCTGCACGCCCTGCCACAGCCGCAGGTTGGTGGAGATGGGGTTGATGCCCACCGCGCCGGAGGTGACCCCGGTGAGGGTGGCGGAGCCGGTGTATCGGGTCTCCGCAGTACGGCTGGCGTTGATCTGCGCCGACCCGGCCTGCAGCCCGCACGGCGTCCAGGTGCGGCCGCCGTCGTTGGACCAGTCCGCCCGGTACGGGCGCTGCAGCGCACCGGGCAGCGCGGCCAGGACCGCTTCGCTTACGGGCAGCATCTACAGCGCCCCGTCGAGAGCGAGTGACTGGTACGTCGCGTACGCGGCCTCGACGGCGTCGTAGGTGGCGAACTGCGCCGCGACCGCGTCGTAGGACCAGCCCGGCATACGCATCGGCTGTCCCAGGGTGTCCGGCCGGGCCACCTGCAGCACCGACGCGGTGAACGTCCGGGCCCCGTCCGGGCCGCCGTCCAGCGCCTCGGCCGGGCCGGAGAACAGCACGAACGCGTCCGGCCGGTGGTAGCCGGGCCGGGTCTGCAGCAGCCGCACACCCGGGGTGGTGAGCAGCGTCCGTACGGTCTCGATCGCCGACCCGTCGGCGTCCAGGGTGATCTCCGAGGAGGCCGCCCCGTACACGTCCTGCGACGCGGCCGGAAACTCGCTGCCCGCGATGACGGCCTGGTCGATGCGCTCCTGCCACGACAGCTGCGGCCACTGCGCCACGGTCACCCGCGCCGAGATCCCCGGCTCGTCCACGCTCTTGATCCACACGTCCGCCACCGGCGAGGGCGCCGTCAGCTCGATCCCGAGGGAGGACTGCGGCCCCCAGGTGCCGTCGGCGTACTGCGGGCGCGCGGTGTAGGTGACGCCGACACCGAGCGGCGCCTCGTGGTCGTAGCCCTCGCCCACACCGCCCATCGCCCACGCCAGGTTCGCCCCCCGTACGGGCACGGGCGCGGCCGCGCCCGGGTCCTGGCGGGTGATCAGCACCTTGACGACGTCGGCCGCGTCGGCGAGCGGGGTGTCGGCGGTGTAGTCCACCGCCAGCCACACGCCCGCCCACGCAGTGTCGACTGCTGCCCTGAACCAGCCGTCAGGACTGGTGACGGTCTCCGGCGGCTCGACGGGCGGCGCGTCCGGGTCAACGATCATCGGCATCCCGGTCTGCCCTCCTTCCTCGTTAGCGGTGCGCGTCGTGCGCCCGGCGGACGCGGCCCATCCCCGCGGAGACGCGGCGGTCGGCGCGCTCGTCGACGTACGCGGCGATCTCCCTGCCGTCCTCCAGCACCAGGAAGAGCCGGCCGCCCGCCGTCAGCCCCTGCGGGCTGGACGCCCGGGCGGCGATCCCGACAGGCGACACGGTCGGGACGCCCGGGACCGCGGCGTCGGCGACGCGCGCGGCTGCGGCCGCCACGGTGGCGGCGGTGTTGTCCAGGCCGACCCCGACGCCCACGCCGGTCATCTCGCCCACCCACTGCGTGACCCTCGACGGCGACTTGATCTTCAGCTTCTTGCGGATAGCCGCGACCAGCCCGGCGCCGAGCCGGTCCATGGCCTTCTGCAGCTCCGCCTCCTGCGCCTGCAGACCGGTCAGGAAGCCCTTCCCGGCCTGGGCCCCGGCGTCGAACATCGCGTCGGCCATGGTCCGACCGAACGACGTCGACAGGGCGCCGCCCGCTGCGGAGACCTTGTTCAGCTGCGCGAGCTGGCCCTTGGATGCCCCGGCGATCAGATCGATCAGCGGGCCGCCCGGGCCCTGGGCGACGAGCTGGCTGATGATGTCCTGGCTGACACCCTTCTTCGACAGCCCGGCGATCTGCTTGCGGAACGCCTCCGCCTCGGCCTGCCTCGACTTCAGCCCGCCGAGCAGGTCGGAGAAGGTGCCCACCTCGCCTACGGCGGCGAGTCCGAAGAAGTCCTGGGCGGTCTTCTTCTGGTCGGCGGCGGCCGACTTGGCGGCATCGAGGCGGGAGTCGACGCTGTCGCGCCGCTTGGCCAGCGCCTGCAGCTTCGCGGACGCCTTCGTGCTCGACACGGCGAGCGACTTGCCCGCACCCCCGGCCGCGCGCAGATCCTTGGTGAGCGCGTCGAACGCCCGCCTGATCTCCGACGCCGACGCCGTCAGCGCCTTCGTCACCCCGGTCAGGTCTCCCGGGAGGTCCTTCCGGGCGGCCTTGATCTTGGCCTTGCTGGTGCCCTTGGCGTAGCCGGGCAGCACGCCCATGCCGCTCGCGGCCCGCAGGGAGTCGCGGTGGTTGAGGACCTCCTCCCCGCCCCCGAAGCGCACCAGCTCGGGCCCGAGTTCACCGACCCACGCCCAGCCGGGGGTGGCGCCGCGGGTGCCCTTGGCGTAGCCCTTGAAGCCGTAGACGTCGGTGAACAGCGACGAGTTGTAGCCGCGGGCCCGGGCGCCGATGACCACGCCGTCGCCGCCCCTGCTCTCGACATTGACGCCGTTGATCGTGCCCGCGGTGTGACCGACCCCCGCGTTGGTGATGCCGATCATGTACGGGGAGCGGGCGTTGCGGACCCACCCGGGCGGGGCCGTCGCGCCGGAGAAGCTGCCGGTGGCCCAGCGCCGGTGTGGCTTCTGGCCGCGGATCACGGACTCGATGGCGGAGACCAGGCCGGAGCAGTCCCAGCTGGGGTCGCCGTTGCCGCCCCACTGGTACTTCTTCCCGGCCTGGGTGCGCGCCCAGGCCAGGCCGGCCTTGAAGCCCTTGCCGCCGATCCCGGCCGACTCGAGCTTGCCGTCCGCCTTGCCCGCGTAGCCGACGATCGCGGAGATCATCCGCTTCGGGACGGCGGTGATCATGTCCTTGTAGAGGGACGCCGACCCGGCGATCCGCGCGATGAGCGGCTTGACGACCTTGTTCAGGCCCGCCACGGCGGACGCCTTCATGCCGTCCTTCAGCCAGCTCACGCCCTCCTTGGCGAGGTCGACACCCTTCGACGCGGCCTTGCCGACCCACCCGAACAGGCCGCCACCGTCGGCGAACCCGGGCGAGCGGCCGCTCCCGCCGGCGGCCGCCCACCGGCGCATGGCCATGACCGCGCCGTGCCCGCCCGCGCCGCGCACCTCGCGCGCGGTCCAGACGTGCTCGTTCTTCGACAGCCACGCGGGCACGTCGTCCGAGGTCTCCGTGCCCGCCCCGAACACCGGCCCGCCCCGGGCGAACTTGTACTTCGACAACTTGGGCGCGCCGAAGGCCGAGGCGACCTTGTTCCAGACGCCGACGAGGCCGTTGTTGTAGACCGTGTCGATGATGAACGCCACCGGCGCCTTCGCGATCTGCTTGACCTTGTCCCAGGCGACCTTGATGGCGGCGCGCGCCGACTCGAAGGCATGGCCGGTCTTGCCGATCGCTGCCCGCAGCGCGGCGAGCACAGGCTTGATCGTCAGGTTGTAGCCCACCGAGAGGGCGGACTTGATCCCGTCGATGGCGGGCGAGAACGCGGACTTCCACAGCCACGTCGCCCCGGCTCCGACCGCCCGGAAACCCGCGCGGACGAACCCGAAGTACAGCTTGGCCCCGGCCCACCACAGCTTGAAACCGCCGACGATCAGATCGATCACGGGCGAGATCGCGACGCGCCAAAGCCACATCGCTGCCGAGCCGACGGCCCGGAATCCGGCTCCGACCAGGGAAAAATAGAGCTTGACCCCGGCCCACCACAGCTTGAATCCGGCGACGATCCAGCCGATCACCGGACTGATCGCGGACTTCCACAGCCAGACCGCGACCGCGCCGAGCGTGTAGAACACGACACCGACGGCGGTGAAATAGATCTTCGCGGCGGTCCACCAGAGTTTGAACCCGGCGATGACGAACCCGATCACCGGCTTGAGGACGACATTCCACAGCCACATCGCCCACCGGCCGACGGCCTGGAACGCCGCCTGCACGATCGCGCGGAAGGTGTCGGACCGCTTGTAGGCGATGACCAGGGCGGCGACGAGCGCCACCAGGGCGATCGCCACCAGCACGAACGGGTTGAGCGCCATCACCGCGTTGAGCACGCCCTGGGCTATGGCGAACCCGTTCGTCACCGCGGTGCCGATGAGGATGGCCGCGCGGTAGATGCTGAAGACGCCCGTGACGAACGCGGTCGCGATGGCCTGCGCGTTGAGGGCGACGGTGAGGCCGCCGACCGCGATCGCCGCGGGGATGAGCCACACGCCGAAGTCCCGCAGCCAGCCGATGGTCGCGGTGCCGGCCGTCCACGCCAGGCGCAGAGCGGGCACCAGCGTGACCGCCAGGACCGACCCGAGGACCTTCATCGGCGGCAGCACGTTGGCGTTGAGGAAGCTGCCGGTCTTGCCGAGGATCGGCAGGACCTGGCCGCCGAGGAACGTCACGAACCCCTGCTTCAGGCCCCGGACGAACACCTCGAGTTCGTGCGCGGGTCCCGAGTGGAGGTCCTTGCCGAGCTGCTTCGCCGCCCCGGACACGCTGCCCAGGCCCTTGACCGCCTTGGACGGATCCAGCTTGAACAGGGCCGCGCCCATGTCCTCGGCCTGGGTACCGAACAGGCCGACCGCCGCGGCGTTCTGCTTGACCGGGTCTTCCATCCCGCGGAGCTTGTCCAGCACGGTCTGCAGGCCGGACGAGGCGTGCGTGCCGCCCTTGGCGATCTGCGCGGACATCTGCTCTGCGTCCAGGCCGAGGAGCTTGTAGGCGTCTTGGCTGGACTGGGACATGTCGATCGCGCGGATCGAGAACTCTTTGAACCCGTCCGCGATGATGTCGGTGTCGCGGGCGCCGCCCTTGAGGCCCTGCTGGAACAGGCCGAGCGAGGTCTTGGCGTCCAGCCCCAGCTTCCGCAGCTGGACCGGGTACTCCTGGAACGTCTCGAGGATGTCCTCGGCGTTAGGGCCGAGCTTCTGGAAGCCGACGGTGACGATGTCCAGCGCGCTCTTCGCGTTGGGCGCCAGGCCGTTCTTCAGCAGCGCGGAGATGGCCTGCGACTGCAGCCCCATGTCCGTGCCGAACGTGGTCGCCACGTCGGACATCTGCGCGGCGATGCTCTTGAGCTGTTTGTTCGTGGCGTCCGGCGGGGCCAGCCCGCCGGAGATCACGGCCCGGATCGCGTCGGCGGCGGACTGGACGTCCTCGGTGATGCCCTTCGCGTACAGCTCTCCGGCGATCTTCCCGTACCGGGCGGCGTCCGCGCTGGTCGCCCCGAGCTGCCCCTTGAGGACCGAGGTGATGTTCGCCTGTTCCATCGCCTCGGTGATCCCGGCGACGAGGACAGCACCCGCCGCGGCGCCGGCTATGGCGGCCCCGGCGAGGAGCTTGTCCTTGAGGTTCCCGCCGGCGGCTTGCCCGGCTTCTTCTCCGGCGTCCTCGGCGGGGCCGACGAGCTGGCTGCGCAGCTCGTCGCCGATCCCGCGTACGGAGGGGATGACCTGCAGCGTGGCGTAGCCGACATTCGGCATAGGGCACCCCCTGTGTTCAGTTGTTGGTCAGGTGATCTCCCCGGCCGCGATGGCGCGGCGCCGGTCGGCGGCCCGCTGCAGGGCGGCCTTGCGCTTCGCGATCCGCTCGGGGCTGTTCTTGTCGCGGCCGCGCCCGATGCCCGGGCGGGCCAGGGGCTTGGGCGGCTTGGACTGCTTGGACTCCTTGACGCCCTCGTTCGCGCGCTGCCAGTTCGCCACCCGCAGCTCGTCGATCGTGAGCGCCTGGAGGTGCTCCTGCAGGCCCCACTGACCGTCGGTGTGGCCCAGCGCCATGCGTGTGCGAGCACGCGGGGGGAGCTGGCGGATGTAGCCGCCCAGCTCCCGCCACGTCAGCAGCGCCACGCCGTGCGCGTCGTGCCGGAAAAGGTCCGACAGTCGGATCCCGTAGGTCTCGCGCAGGTCGGCTTGGACTGCCTCGCCATGCTCCGTCAGGAGTCGGACGAGGCCGGCGATTCCCCCGGGTCCGTGCCGCAGTGCTTGCGGTACGCCTTGAAGAGGGCCTCCATCTTGTACTGCGGAAGAGGCTGCTTCTGGAACTCTTCCCACTGGTCTTCGCCGAGCGCGGTCTCGAATGCCGCCATCATGGCGCTGGCGTCACCGCCGTCGGCTCCCGCCAGCAGCGGCCAGACGTTGAGCGCCGCGAGGTGCTGCATGGTGAAGCGACGGTTGGGGTTCTGCTTGCTGGCCCACATGAAGCGGAAGGGCCGCAGCTCAGTCTCGGCCTCGACGGCGTTGAGGTTGAACTCGAACACCTCGCCGTCGCCAGACTGGTTACCGGTCGCGGTTCGGGATCCTGCCATGGTGCTACTCGCTCTCGTTCTTGCTGGGTTTGGGCTTGAGGACCTGGACCGCCTCGGCCAGGAGCGTGAGGCGGACGGTGCTGACGCCCTCGGGGTTGAGGCCGATCTCCATCGGCTGCCTGGCGATCAGCCAGGGGAACGGCTCGCCATCGATGAGCACGGCGCCGCCGGGCTCGACGACGATCTCCTTCGCACACGCCGGCTCGGCCTGCTTCTCCTGCCGGTCGGCGGCGCGCCGCTCCTCGATGAGCGCGGCCACGACCTTCGAGCGGTGCCGATTCGGGACGGACTCGCCCTGGGCGATGACGCCGAGCTCGACGGCCTTGGCGTTGATCTCGGCGTCCGGGAACTGCTGCAGAGGCATGGGGCCTCCCTCGGTGTCGCGGTTCGGGGGTGGGTGGTGCACCGGGCGCGGGCCGAACCGCGACGAACTCCCCGCGCCCGGGCGCTGGGTCAGGCCGTGACGGTGACGGCGCAGGTGTCGGTCTCGCCGAGGTAGGAGGCGGTGACCGTGGACGCGCCGGCCGCGACGCCGGTGACGAACCCTGCGGAGACGGTGGCCTTGGTCGGGTCCGAGGAGGACCAGGTCGCCTCCGCCGTGACATCGGCGGTGCTGGCGTCGGAGTAGGTGGCGGTCGCGGCCAGGGCGCCGATCTCGCCGTCGGCCACGGTGAGGGTGGCCGGGGTGACGGAGATCGAGGCCAGGACGGGGGTGTCCTGCCGGTCGAAGAGCCAGCCCTCGTCGTCCGGGAAGATCGTGCAGGCGATCGTCGCGGACTCGAGGTCGGTCTCGTTCTCGCCGTGGTCACCGTCCAGTGAGCACTCCGCGTACTGGGTCGTGATCAGGCGGCGGACCTTGTCGCCCTCCCGGGTCTCGAACGCGACGAGGACGCGCTCGGGACGGGGCACCTTGATCTTGGTGGCGGTCGATCCCGGCCACACCAGCTTGCGGGTCCACTCGTTGTCCTCCAGGCAGGTGAAGGACTTGGTCAACTTGAAGTGGTTCCGCGAGGTCCTGACCAGGATGCCGCCCCACGCGAACTTGTCGTCGGTGTCCTCGTCGCGGGTCTCGGGGAAACCCTCGTCCCCGTCGAGGAGACCGATCAGCTTCCAGTCCGAACCGAACGCTGTCTCGGCGTCGGCGGGCTGAGCGGCGCTCAGGTTCCAGGACACGTACACATCCGCGTCCGTCCACAGATTCGCTTTCGTCGGGTCGCCGGCCACGGCGCCCTCCTCTCATGTAGCAGGTCAGCAGGGAGCCGCGGTTCAGAGCGGGGCCCGCCGCCCGGACGCTGCGCGCGCAACCGGGTCTCAGCCGGAGGAGGCTCTCTGCCCCATCGCCGGACGGCGGGTGTTGAAGGGTCAGGCCTTCTGTGGCTTGACGTTGGCGAGCACGGTGAACGTGCTCAGTGGGTTGTCGGAGACGTCGTCCACGGCGGGCAACGGGCCGGTGCCCGGACGCACGCCGCGGATGACCGGGCCGGAGTGCACGATCAGCAGGCCCTGGCAGAGCATCGCGAGGTCGTGCGCCTGGTCGTCGTCCTCGTGCCAGACAGTCACCCGCAGCGTGACCCGCGAGTTGGCCATCGAGGAGTGCGGCGCGTCGCCGTCCTTGCGGACCATGACGTACGGAAGCCGGTCCAGTTCCGGTGACCGGTCGGTGGGCACCTTCGTGCCGACCGTGACGTCCTGCGCAAAGTCCTCCACGCGGCTGGCGAGGGCGGCACGCAGGACGGTGGCACCGGCGGCCTGGGCGTCGCCGAAGACGGTCAACGTCTTCATCGCTGCCAGGCCTTGACCTCGAGGCCGGACGCTGCAGCGGCGCGGGTGAGGATGCCGTCGCGGGCCTGCCACGCCATCGCCCGCACGTCCTGCACGGTGATCGAGGCGGCACCTCGGTCGGTGGTGTAGCCCTTCACCGAGACGACCACGTCGGCGGGTACGTTGCCGCGGACGTGGCCGGCGATCTGGTCGGCCAGGCCGTCCACGGCCGCCCGGAGTTCGGGCCCCTTGAGGACCTCGCGCACGCCGGCCGAGTCGAGCCGGAAGTCGACAAGCATCGTGCCTCCCTCCTATCCGGTCGCGCGGACCATCGTGAACTCGGTGTGGTGGTGGGCGCCGCTGAGCGGGTCCGGCCACGGGGCGACCTCGCCCTCGACGAGAAGGGTCATGCCGTTCCACTCGATGCGGTCCCGGGCGGTGATGTCCGGGGCGGTGCCCTCCTCGGACTGCACCCGCCACCCGGTGATGACCGCGTTGCGCGTCGCGTCCGTGGTCTCCACCTGGCTGGTGGGCTGGATGTTCAACTGGCCGACCGTCACCCGTGTGGCTGCCGTCCAGTCCTCGACGGTGTTGCCGCCCCGGTCCGTACGGGTGCCCGCGCGCACGCGCACGACCGAGTCGAAGAAGAACACGACGCCCCCTCCTCACACGTCGGCGATCGTACGGACCGCGTGGCGGGCGACGCACTTCGTCCAGGCCTCGGTCGACCCGGAGGCAGCCTGAGCCCCGAACGTGACGCTCTGCCCGCCGATCGCCTTGGACTGCACGCCCACGGGGATCGTGAACGCGGCCTCGGCCCGTTCCAGCACCACCTCGGCGATGTCCTCGGGAGAGGTGGCGAAGCCGTGGCTGTAGCCGACCTGCAGGCACCGCAGCTTGTCCGGCCACACCCGGCATCCGAGCCGCCGCAGGATGCCCGCCTCGGACCAGTCGTAGTCGGTGCCCTCGACGAGCTCCACGCCCTCGAGCTCGACGGACTGGACGGCGGTCGTCGGCCACACCGGCAGCAGCAGCGACTCGCGGCCGTTGCCGTCCAGCGTCACCGTCTCCGTCGTGACCGGAATGACGGAGTGGCCGACCTGCCCGCGGAACCGGCGGGACGCCGACAGCAGCGCGTACAGCAGCTTGGGGTCGTCCGCTTCCCGGCCGAGCTTCGCCGCGAGCTCGGCCGGGTCCGCGAGGTACTCGTCAGCCACCGGGGCTCTCGGCCTTGTTGGCCGCCGCCGGGCGGGCCTTGTTCGCCGACGTCGCCCGCTTCGCGGTGGCCTTCTTGGCCGGCGCCTTCGCGGGCGCCTGGGCCCCGGCGTCGCCGGAGCCGTTCGGTTCGGCGGCCGCCGGAGTGGAGTCGGCCTCGGTCACCGTTGCCTCCTCCGGATCGCTCGGATCCGTCGTAGCCGCCGGGTCTCCCGGCGCCTGGACGTCACCGCCGGAGTCCGCAGCCGACTGCACCGGCTTCGCCCCCTCACCGACATCAGCGACGGCCTCGGCCTGGACGTCGTCGGAGTCGTCAGCAGCGCCATCGCCGTCACCGCCCTCGCCCTCGTCGACCTGCTCGACGAGCGGGATTGTCGACGCCGCCCCAACGACGTTCTCCGGCCCCACGCCGAGCCGGGCGGCGTCGGCGTCGTTGAGCTTCATCACGGTCTCCACGCCGCCCCGGGTGACCCGGTACTTCTTCAGTGGACCGCTCACCGCGGCCACCTCCTCGATGCGTAGGTCCACCGGCACCACGTCGGAGGGCGGCCCGCACGTCGCATCCTTCGCTCCGCACGGGCACCGCCCTCCGGCGTTGCGGTGGGTGAACAGGGTCACGGCGCGAGCTGGCCGGACGTCCGCATGGCCGCGAGCAGCGCGTTGATCTTGGTGCGCAGCGCGTTCACGTCGGTCAGCAACGCGTCGAACTCGGCCTTCGTCGGGTTCGCGCCGGCGGCCGCCGCAGCGGTCGCTGCGCCGGCGTTGGCGACGGCGGCGGTCTGCTTGCCCTCGCGGGCCTTGCCCCCTGAGGGGTCGAGGTACGCCATGAGTACAGCCTCCGATCAGGCGGTCAGGTCGATCTCGACGAACGCGGACGGCTGGATCACGCCGAAAGCGGCGCGCATCTCGGCGAGGATCGCCACGAGGTTGCGGACGAAGAAGTCCAGGTGGCTGTCGGTCACCTGGATGGTGGCCTGCTCCCGGTCCCACAGGACGGCCTTGCGGAAGTCACCGACGTAGCCGGTGCCCGCCGGGACGGCCTCGGTCTCGATGACCGGCAGGTTCCACAGCGGCTGCGCAGTGCCGGCCCCGGACGGGCCGCCGAAGTAGTAGCGCGCCTCGTTGTCCTGCAGCAGGTCGAGGGTCTCGAGGTCGGCCGGGTTGAACAGGTAGGCGTTGGCGAACGACCGGCCCACCGTGCGGACCTTGGTCTTGGCCTTGCGGGTCGTGGTGAGCAGGTCGGTGTCCCAGGCCTGCGCCTGCACACCAGACACCGTGCCAAGGCCCTCGAAGTTCTCGCCGGTGTTGTCGCCCTGGATCATCTGGTCCTCGAGCTCCTCCTCCAGCCCATACAGGAGGAAAGCATCGATGAGCGTGCGGATCTGCGCCGCGTCGGACAGGGACCGCTTGGTGGCCGGCATCCAGTGCGCGATCGTCTTGACCGCCGCCGTGATCTTCGCGAGGGCCATGCCGGACTCCGGCTTGTAGCCGCCGCCGGCGTTGTTCACCAGGGCGCCCGCGCCGCCGGGGGCGGTCGGTGCTGCCGAGCTGGTGGCCTCGGCGATCGGAGCGGCGTTGTTCGTCACCGAGGTGACGCGCACGTACTCCACCGTGTCCGAGTTGGTGGTGCCGGACGTGACGACGTCCCGCAGCCGCAGCGGCCGCTGGAACACGTCGATGCCGACGGCCAGGCCCCGGTAGTCGTTCTGGACCAGGGCGCCACCGCTCGTGTCGGAGGCGCCGGTGACCAGCGACTTGAAGCCGACCATCTCCGACTGCACGCGCTGGTTCTTGGCGAACTGGCCGTTCGGGGCCTGGGCGAGCAGGGCCTTGTACTCGGCCGACTCGGTGACCTGGGCGCCAAGGGACTTGGCCTTGTCCGGCAGGTGGAAGCCGGAGGCGGTCTGCCGGTTGCCGTTCTCGTCGGTCTTGGCGTTGAGGGCGATGTCATCGCCGAGCTCTTCGAGCTTGGCCTTGAGCTGCTCGTTGCCCTTCAGCTCCTCGATCGCCGCCTTGGCCGCGGTCGCCTTGGACATGTGCTCGCGCAGCTGCGCTTGCTCGTCCACGGTGAAGCCGCGGTCGCCGTCCTTCTCCGCGGCCTCGGTGATCTCCCGGGCCTTGAGCAGGTGGTGCTTCGCCTCTTCGATCAGTTCCTTGATCGTCTTGGCCATGGTCTCCTCATTCCGTGAGCGAGACCTCGAGCTCCAGGAGCTCAAGGTCGGAACGCAGACGGAGGGAGTCGGCACCGGCCTTGGCGGCATCCACAGGGGATGCTTCGCGGAGGTCCGGCGTGGTCTCGTCCTCGGTCGTGCTGGTGGTCTCCTCCGGGGTCGCCTTGGCGGGCGCGGGCTCTGAGGGCTGAGCGGGCGGCGTGTCGCCGCTGGCCGCCGCAGAGCCGGGCTGGCCGGTCTCCTCGGGGGTGGTCTTGGGGGCCGCCTCAGGGCGGGCCTTCTCCGGTGTCGCGGCGGCGAGGACCTCGCCGATCGACTCGTGGGCAGTGGCGAGCCGGTCGTAGTTCGCCTGCGACAGGACCCTGCCGGCCTTCGCGCCGGTGGCCAGGCGCTGCGCCTTCGCGGCGAGCAGCTCGGTCTCGCGGTTCACGCCGAGCAGGCACGGGCCGACCTCGTGCAGGTCGACCTGGCGCAGCTCGTAGTAGCCGCCCCACCGGTGGTCGTCGTCCTTCACCCACGCCCCGCCCCCGTTGGGGACGTCGTAGGCGAAGCTGAACTGGGTGACGCGGCGCCCCTTGAGCAGGCGGTACACCTGGGCGGCGGTCTCGTTCTCCTCGAGGTCATCGATCTGCCCGGTGACCTCCAGGCCCTGCAGGGTCTCGACGGCCTTGACGACATGCCCGATGTGGGAAAACGGATCGGACCACTGGTGGGCCCAGATGACCGGAACGTCGTCGCCCTTGGCCGCCCAGTCCGCCAGCGTCTGGGTGAACGCCCCCGGCCGGACGACGTCGCCGTAGAGGTCCTCGTTGTTGAACACGCTGACCAGGGCCACGAACTGCCCCTCGGCCAGGCCGTCGGCGACACCCGCCGCCTTCACCTTGGCGGTCACTTCCATGGTGCGCACGGTCAGTCCTCCTTCGCGTAGTCGAGAGTGCAGTTGCAGTTGACGAGCTCTTTCGTCTCGCCCTTGCCGTCGCCCGGCCACCGCAGACCGTTGGAGAACACGTCGTCCAGCGACACGGACTCGCCGTTCTGCGCCTTGTGCGAGGCACGCGGATTGGTGCCGCCGGTGCGCCAGATCTTCTTCGTCAGCCCGCTCGCGCCGGCCGCGTCGTGACCGCCGAACGAGCGGAGCTCCGTGGAAGCGGTGAGTGCCCGTGCAGCGGCCGCGGTGCCCCACGCGCCCGCGGCCGACTGCAGGGCCTCCCGCCAGCCGTCGCCCCCCTCCTCCTGCACCGCGGCGACGGCCTCCCTCCCGGCCTCCTCGTGCTGCGCCGCATGCGTCTCAGCAGCCGCGAGGATCCAGGCGAGCATCACATCGGCCGACCAGTCCTCGGCCTCGGGGTTGTGGACGTCCAGGACCTCCCACGCACCGACCTGCGCCAGCCGGGAACCGTGGTGGCCGAGCAGCGCCTGCAGCTGCGCGAGCCGGTCCTCCGACCCCTTGGCCCACAGGGCGAGCAGGTCCGGCATGCCGTCCTCGTCCGCCTTCGCGCCGGCCGCGACGAGCAGGGCATCGGTCTGCCGCTCGCTGAACCGGACGAGAGTCTTCTCGAGAGCGTCCCGCTCCGATACGAAGGTGCCGATCGTGGAAGGCCTGCCGCTCGCCTTGCTACGCGGCGACAGGCCGCGCGCTTTTGGGGGAGCGTCCCCCGGCTCCGGGGCCGTGTCCCGAGGCGAGGCGAGGCCGCCCTCGGTGACGTTCATCGGAACGATCAGCTCGTCACCGCCCTCGACACGCGGCAGGTTGAAGCGGGCGCGTCCCTCGTTACAGGTCATCACCGGACGGCCGACCATGGTCGACATAGCCGAGGCCTGCTCCTCGAAGGAGCCACGCATCTTCTCCGCGATGTTGAACTCGCAGTAGACGTCCTGGTTGTCCGGCAGGTCCGGGAGGATCTGAGCGGCGAACTCCTGCTGGATCATCACGGTCCAGGGGCCGAGCGTGTCCTGATACAGGTGGGCGTGCTGTTCCTTGATGTTGCTGTAGGTGGCGTGGTCGAGGATCCCGATGAGCGGCGGCGGGATGAAGTACGCCGCGGACACCTCTTCCCGTGTCAGCTTGCGGGCCTCGATGTACTGCGCCTGCTCGGGGTTGAAGCCGACCTTGTCGTAGGTCATGCCGTCCTCGAGGATCGGCGTGCCACCCTCAGCACCGCCGCCGTCGGCGAACGTGCGCCACATCTCCCGGAAGCGGGCCTTGTCCTTCGGGCCCCAGTCCGGCGCATCCGCCGGCCGGACGAGGACACCGGTGAGGCGGGCTCCGGACTTCCACATCTGGCGCCGCTGCTTGGACGCCTCGGAGGACTCCAGCAGCAGATCGCGCAGCGACTCGATCGGCGACTCGCCGTACGTCAGGTCGGTCGGGCTGTAGCCGTGGATGTGAATGACCTCGTCTACACCGAAGTCCCGGCCGCCGGCGGTCTGGTACTTCTCCGGCCGGATCCAGTTCCCGCCGTACGGGCGGATCAGCGTGGGCGGCACGGGCAGGATCCGCAGCCGCCCGTTGAGCTTCAGCTTGATCCCGTACCAGTTGTCGTACAGGGCGACGTCGGCGACCAGGCGCTCGATGAACCGGTACGTCGTCATGCCCAGCAGCGGACTGTTGAGCAGCTGCGCGAGCGGGTGCTTGGTGAGCCGCTCGCGGTCGTTGTCGTCGACGCGGCGGAAGACGTGCACGCCAAGCTGGGCGATGTTGCGCGCGAGGAAGCTGATGACTGTGCGGACCTGGGGCTGGGTGCGCCAGATCGTCTCGTACTCCCACGGGGCCGCCCGCAGCGTCATCGCCGAGTACGCGGGAAGCACCCCGGCCCCGGTGGTGGAGAGTTCGCCGGAGCTGACCACGAACGCCATCAGTCACCCCCGCCCGAGAGCACCTGGGTGAACTGAACCTGCACCCGCTCGACGATGACTTCGCCGTCGACGGGCTGCGGGGCGCGGCCGGCCTCGAGGAGTTCCGCGTTGCGGAGGACCAGGAGCGGGCCGCGCTGGGCCCAGAGGATCCCCCGGAATGCCTTGTCGGCGAGGTTCACGATGACCCTCTTGCGCACCGCTGTACGGCGCCAGGCGAACACAGCAGCCTCCCGTCCGGCCGCTACACGACCATGATTTCGTCTTCGTCCGCGTACCGGGACTTCCGGCGCGGGGGGCGGGCGATGATCTCCGCCATGGCTGTGGCCAGCGCTGACACGCCGTCGATCTTGTCGTTGCTGTTGGCCTTGTCGGGCTTGACGTTGCCCGCGGGGTCCATGACGACGGCGAGGTTGTCGACGCACCAGCGCACGACTGGATGTCCGCCGTGCCGCAGGGCCGGCGCTTCGGGGGTGCCCTGCAGTGTGAGCCGCTGGATCTCCTTGAGGACCGGGCTCATGGTCTGGAAGCCCTGCCGCACCTTGACCATGGGCGCCCGCTCGGACGTCAGGTCGTTGGTCAACTGGCTGGCGTTCCACGGGTCGTAGCCGATCGACTTGACCTTGAAGGCGTCGCGGTCGCGGCGGACCTGCTCCTTGATGAAGTCGTAGTCGGCCACGTTGCCCGGCGTCGCGGTCAGGAAGCCCTCACGCACCCAGCGCGAGGCGGCCCCGGCGGTGCGCTTGTCGAGCGACTTGAGGTTGTCTTCCGGCGTCCAGAACCGCCAGATCGCGTCCAGCGTGCCCGTCTGGTCGTCGGGGAACAGCCAGCACAGCGCACACAGGTCGCTGGTGCTGGCGAGGTCCAGGCCACCCCAGGTGTCCCGCTCGGCGAAGGCCTGCTCGTCGACCATGCCTGCGTTGCGGTCCCACGCGGTCAGCAGCAGGAACTTCGTCTCCTGCTTCGTGCGGATCCCCAGGTGCAGGCGCAGGAACTTCGCCAGGTCCGCCGGCGACTGCTTGGCCTCGTCCGACCGCGCGCGCATGTACGCGCGGGTCGGGCTGATCCCGTACCCCGGGTTGGCCTTGCGCCAGGTCGCCTCGTCGTGTGGGTCGTCGTCCTTCTCCGCCGCCCACACCACGCCGTACACCGTGTGCGCGGTGAACACCCGCCGCGACAGCTGCTCGATGCGCGTGCGCTTGCGGTTGTAGATCGTCTCCCGCTTGCCGGAGTCGGCCGTGGTGATGATGACGATCAGCGGCTGCGTACGCGAGCCGGTGCCGGTCTCGATCGTCTCGACGAGCTCGGGGTCCTTGTGGATGTGGAGCTCGTCGATGACCGCGCCGTGCAGGTTCGCGCCGTGCTGGGCGTCGGCGACCGAGGCCACGCACTCGAAGTAGGAGTTGCTCCGCTTGTGGACGATCTTCTTCTTCAGCGGAAGGACGCGGTCCTTCAGCGCCGGCGCCCGCTCGGCGAGCTGCTTGATCGGCGCGAACACGAACCCGGCCTGCCGCTCCGACGTCGCCGCGGCCACGACCTGGGCGCCGGGCTCGCCGTCCGCGCAGGTCAGGTAGATCGCGATGCCGCCGGACAGGGTGGACTTGCCGTTCTTTCGGGGCACGTCCACGTACAGCTCGCGCACCACGCGCACGTAGTCGCCTGCGTCCGGGTCCCAGTGCACCCACCCGAAGACGGGCGCCAGGACGTAGGCGACCTGCCACGGGTCCGGCACGAGCGGGCGGCCGGCCCACTGGCCCTGGGTGTGCCGGAGCTTGGAGAACGCCCGAATCACCGTGTCGACGCGATCGGGGTCGAACACGGCGCCGGGCGCCTCGCCGGGGCTGGGGGTCTGGATCAGCGGCGGGCAGTCCGGCAGGGGGATGCCGCGGCTGAGGAGGTACCAGGCGACCTCGGGGGAGAGCTTGAGCCGCTCGAGCTCGGCCTCGTCGGGGAGGTCGAACTGCGGCTCAGAACGGGTTGTCGTCCTCTTCGCCATCGTCGGCCCCTCTCGCCAGGGCCTGCTCGCTGGAGGGGGTCAGGCCGAACTGCGCGGCGAACGCCCGCAGCTCGCGGCCGGCGGAACGGGCGATCGCCACGGCGGGGTTGGGCACGGTGCGCGTGGTCTCGGCGCCGGAGACGCTGATGGTCGTGACCTCGGAGGTGATGCCCTCGCGGCTGACCGTGCGGGTGGCGGTGACGAACTGGGACCAGGTCTCGCAGTACGCGGCGAGGACGGCGCGGTCCTCCTCCTTGAGGAGGTCCAGGCGCTCGAGGCCGGGCGCGACCCGCTTCCACTCGGCGGCCGCCTCGCGGCTGAGCCAGGTCGGCGCCCGGGGCGGGATCCGCCGGAAGGCCGGCCCCTTGTTGACGACGCGGCCACCGGAGTCGCGGCCAGGCGCACGCCCCGAGATGAGCTTCAGGGCGGCCGGCTTGGCAGTCCGTCCCACGCGATCACCCCCTGACCTGCACGTTTACTCAGAGTGATCGGTTCGGCGGCCACCGGCCGAAATTTATTCTGAGCGTAGAGATGCCGAGTTGACCGCGGCGGGCCCCCAGGCGATCAGGCTGGTGATTTCGACTCCCCTACCCCCTCGGGGACCTCGGAGGGGCCGGTGAACTCGATCGTCGAGGTGGGGAGCGGCTTCGTGCACAGCCCGTCGTTCGCGACGATGGCCCGCGCGGCGTCGCGCACCAGGTCGTTGGCGAGGTCGTGGTCGATGCCTCCGGCGCGGAGCTCGGCGCGGTACTCGATGAGGGACTGGGCGGTGGTCTGGGCGGGCACGTGGGGCCTCCTGGAGGGCCTGGGGAGTGGTCAGCGGACCTTGTGGCGGCGTCTGTTGGCGCGTGCGGCCTCGGCGCGGCTCTTGGTGTCGTGGCAGGTGGTGCAGGCGAGGCCGAGGTTGTCGAGGGAGCGGCGTGCTCCGCCTTCACTGATGGGGATGACGTGGTCCAGCTCGTGTGGGCGCGCGTCTTCGTCGTCGGGGTCGACGGGTTCGGCGCCGCAGAGGTAGCAGCAGCCGTTGTCACGCTTGGTGACCTTGGCCTTGAGCTTGCGCCATTCGCCTGAGCTGATGCCGTATCGCTCGGCCTTGTTGTCGCGTCCTCGCCATGGGATGGGCTGGTGATCGTCGCAGCGTGAGCCCTTGGTGGCCAGCTCATGGCACTCGGGGTCGGTACAGCGGGAGGGTGGGGCGTACGGCACGGGTGACCTCCCCCTGGGTGTCCCCGGGGGGAGGTGCCCCAGGTGCTACTCCTGCGTGGCCTCGGTCTTGGTGATGCCTGTGGCCTCGCCGTTGACCATGGTGGCGAAGATGCGTGCCTGGGCTTCCTTACGCGCGGGGACGGGCACGAGGACGATGCCCTCCTCGTGCTCGATGGTGATGAACAGCTGGCTCATGTCCTTCTTGGCCCAGATGGCGAAGACGCCGATGAGGGCGACGCGTGTGGCTGTGATCCGTTTCCGGGCGGTCTCGCCTGCCTCGATGGTGACGCGTGCTCCCTCGATGGGGATGGCCTGCTGGTTGGGCATGCGGACCTTGCCGCTGATGACGGTGACGCCTGCTGCGGCCGCCGCGGCCGTGATCTGTCGCTGGCGCGTGGCTGCGGCCTTCTCCTCGGGTGACTTCTTGCTGCCGAACATGTCGGCCCCCCTCGTCGTCGCGGTTGCGGAGCCACACATGGTTCCACGGTCGCGATGGCGGGAGATGGGGGTTCGCGTAAGTCAGAGAAGCTGGTGTGGGTGCTGGGTTGGGGTGGTGGCACCCGCCCGTCGGCGTACCGCGGCCCCACGCGGCTGCGGGAGACCTCTCCTGGTCTCGTGCGCGGCGGGCGGGTGCCGGGCATTGAGAAAGGCCCTCAGGTTCAGGTCCTGGGGCCTTGATCAATGCCTGTATGTGTGTCCGTTTTCGGACATGGGTGTGCGGGAAGATCGTTACACCCGGCTGACCTGCGCGTCAAGCTGAATGGCGCTCTGGTTGTGTGACGGGCTGGCCTGAGCGCTGCGTGCGGGCGGCGTGGAGGGCGGTGACCTCGGCGACGTCGAACTGGGGGCGGTAGCGGGTGCCACCGGCGTGGTGGAGGTGGCCTCGGCGGACCAGGAGGCGGAGGTTGCCGCGGGTGATGCCGAGGAGGGTGGCGGTCTGCTCGGCGGTGAGGCGCCCTTGGGGTGGCTGGTAGGACTCCATGCGTCCCATCGTGCCGTACGGACGTTCGGGTCGTGTCGGGTGCGAGGTCAGTGGCGGTTGGCGTGCGCGGCAAGGCCGGCGAGGAGGTTGCGGGCCAGCTGCAGGTAGCTGGCGTCCGTGTGCTCGGCGGGCGGGGTGACGTGGTGCCAGCCGCGGATGTGGGCGGCCATCCACTCGGTCTCACGGCCGGTGTCGAGGCCCCGGAGGAGGAGACGGAGCGCGAGGCGGTGGCGGAGGCTCATGCCGGTCAGGGTGCCGGGGTGGTGTCGCGGCTATGTCGCACCAGCCGGTCCGGGGTCGCGGGGCCAGGTGTCGGGACCGCCTCCGCGCCAGTCGATCAGTCCGGTCGTACGGGCTTCGGTGTCGTCCCAGTCGTCGAGGCCTGCGCGGCGGAGGAACTCGACGAGGTCGGTGAGGGTGTAGGCGCGGCCGAGGATTTCGCCGGCGGCGCGGACGCGGCGGCCGCCGTCCTCGTCGGGCGGGTACACGACGACCAGCGGTGTGGGCATACCGTCCAGGATGGTCCGGGTACGGTCGGGCCGCACCCCGGGTACGGCGGAGGCCCCGCCGCGACGGGGTGCGCGGCGGGGCCTCCGCATTGCAGTGTGGCAGGCGGTCAGTCTTCGCGGGTGAGTTCCACGGTGTGCTCGTCCTGGCCGGCGCCCGGTACGGGCTTGAGCGGGGGCGGGAAGTAGCCGCCTCGGGAGGCCTGGTAGTAGGTCTCGTGTCCCTGCAGGCGGGGGTCTTCGGCGTCGATGGGGCCCTTGAATCCGAGTGCCATGATGGCGGTCTCCTGTCTCGTGTTCGGGATGGGTGGACCGGGGCGGCCGTACTTCTTGGCGGAGGGGCGGCCGCCCCGGGGCTTGGGTAGATGGGCCAGTAGATGGTGGTAGACGGCCCGGTAGACGTGCAGGTCAGTCGGCGGTAGACGGAGCGGGAGACGCTTCCTGGGGCTCGGCCGGGGAAGGGGCCTGGAGATCCCTCAGTCGGACCCCCCACGTCGGCACACCGGCCACCTTCACGCGGGGGTCGTGGGGCACCCCGAGGCGCTCCAGATGGACGCGCAGATCGGTGACCGTGCGGCCCTCCCACTGGCCGTGCTGCTGTAGGTGCTTGAGGACGGTCCGCAGGTGCACTCCGGAGCCGGTGCCCATGAGGTCCAGCAGGAGGGTGCGGACGGCCTCCGCGCCGGCCTCCGCGCTGGCCTCCGCCGGGGGCGTCTGCGGGGTGTGTTCGGCGGGTTTCGGCGGGGGCTTGCCCGCGCGCCAGGAGGCGATGGTCCACCAGCCGGTGAGCAGCCACATCAGGGCCGGCAGGGCGCGTACGAGGCGGGCGAGGACGTACACGCCGAGCAGGAGCAGCGCGATCCGTACGACGATGCCGAGGGCCGCGCGCCAGCCGGTCAGGTCGTCTCGGCGGCCGCGTGCGCACCAGGTGACCGCGCGGGAGGCGAGGCGGCGGCTGTAGATGCGGGAGCCGGCGGTGAGCCTGGTGGCGGCGTCGGAGAGGCGGGTCACAGGATGCCCGAGCCCTCGAACAGCGCGCGGACGCCGTCGCCGGTGGCGTTGAGGGCGCTGGGGAGCCAGGCGAGGGCGCCCGCCATGCCCGCGGTGAGGCACAGGGTGCTGCCCACGTAGGCGCCGCCGAGGATGCGCTTCTTGTCCTTCTTACCTGCGGCCTTGTACGAGAGGACGACCAGGGTGACGGCGATGACGACGACGAACGCGCCGGTGGCGCCGAGGCCGACGAGCTGGCCGGAGGTCAGGCCGGAGGAGGCGTCCGCGCCGGTGAGGACCTGCCCGGTCCGCTCGCCTGCCCCGTTGCCGAGGGTGCCGGAGCGGGAGTGTGCCCAGCCGAGGATGCCGCCGGGGCAGGCCGCGGCGCAGGCGGCGGCAGCGAAGCCCTTCCCGAAGCTGGCGAGTTGCTTCATCTCCCGGTTCCCGGTCCACCAGGGGTAGAGGTTGCAGGTGAGGATGATGAGGGCGGCGAGGAGGCCGCCGAGGGTGAGTGTGCTGGTGGCGGTCACAGGTGTACTCCGGTGATCAGGAGGAACGGGTCCCACCAGTGCAGGACGCCGAACGCGCCCAGGCTGCTGGTGACGAGGAGGAAGCGGGGCAGCCAGCGGCCGGAGTACCGGTCGAGGGCCCAGGCCGCGGCGAGTGCGACGGCGGCGATGACGTAGGCGGCGCCGACGCCGGCCTCGGTGCGGGCCTGGTGGACGGTGTGGGACCAGACGCCGACGGGGCTCTGTCCGGCGGCCCAGGGCAGGAGCGCGGCGAGGATCGCGGAGATCATGCGCCAGGTGACGAGCCAGTCCCACAGGCGGGCGAGGAGCCCGGGTTCCGGCTCGGGCTCGGCGGGCGCCACCAGGTCGACGGTGACGCGGACCTCGATCGGCCCCGGCGGCGGTGGAGGAGGCGGCCAGACCGGTGCGGTGGCGACCGGCGGCGGAGGGGGCGGCGGGGTCCGCCAGGGCGGGTCTTCGCCGGGCTCCGGCGGTCGGGCGGGCAGCGGGGCGCCGGCCGGGATGATCCGGGTGGGCGTGATGGGGCGGCTGTCGCCGGTCATGGGAGTCCTCTGGAGCGTGGGGTGGGAGTGGCCGAGGGGGCGGGCGCCGAGCCGGGCCAGGAGGTAGCGCGTACGGCGCTCGTCGGGGCCCGGGTCACGGCTCACGGGTAGAACCCGGTGCCCTTGCCGACCCGGATGCGCGCGGCCTTCAGCCGACGGCCGGCGGTGGCTTCGCTGACCCCGAGGAGTTCGGCCGCGGTGGTCTTGGTGAACTGATCGCCGTTCCTGATCCGGGAGGCGAGCGTGATGATCTGCTGCTGGATCTCGTCGGTCTCGGTCGATCCCGGCTCACCGGGCGGCTCAGGGTCGGGCTCACGGCTCGGCTCAGGCTCACCAGCGGGCTCACCGGACGGCTCACGGCTCGGCTCAAGGCTCACCGGACGGCTCACGGGCTCACAGGCCTGCGGCTCACGAGGGGGCGTAGGAAGCGCCGTGTGAGCCGGGCCCGATGCCGCACGGCGCGCGAAGTCCTTGATCGCGAGCCATGCCTCCTCGGCCTCGACCTGGTCGAGGAGCACGGCGTGGGCGGGCTTCGGGATGGCTGCCACCGCGGGCTGCTGAGTCGGATCGGCCGCGGGTGAGACGGGCTCAGAGCTGTCCTGGGCGAACGCGCGCAGCCCGGCGAGGACCGCCTCCCCCGTGGCCGGGGCGTCCGTACGGGAGGGCGGGGGCGTCGGCTCACGGTCCGGCTCAGGGTTCGGCTCACCGGGCGCCTGGTGAGCCGGAGGCTCGGCGGGCGGGGTCGGGAGGGTGATCTCGATGGCGGCCGCGGCGTGCTCTCCGAACGACTTGGCGGGCTGGGCTCGCGGGCCCGGCTCAGTGCTGGGCTCGTGAGCCGGGCCGTCCGGCTCACGGCTCACGTACGTCGGGCTCACCGGCTCACCGCCCGGCTCACGGCTCACCGGAGGCAGTTCGGGCAGCGCCGGTGCTGAGCCGAGCGTCCCGGCAGGCTCGGCGGCCGCGCCGACGGCGGCCATGGTGTGAGCCGGGGCGTGCTCGATGTCGAGGACGCCGGCCACCGGGGCCAGGGCGCGTCCGTAGCGGGTGAGCCGCAGCGCCAGCACCGGGGACACCGGGGCCTTGCTGCGCCAGCGGCGGCCGTACCGGGCGCGCAGCCGGGCCCGCTCGATGAGCCGGGACTGTTCGAGGTGGATGACCTCCTCGTAGGAGCGCAGCTCCCACAGCTTCATCCGACGCCAGAGCCGGAACGTGCTGATCGGGTCGAGGAACCAGCGGCTCAGGCGCACGGAGTCCATGTCGCGGCCGGCGGTGATGGCGGCGGTGCGGCCGATCGCGTGCCGGGCGGCCTCGACGACGACCACGAACAGCACCGGGATCGTCGCGTGCATGCCGGTGCCGACCGGGTCGGGCCAGGCCGCCGCGGCGTTGAACGAGATCGTGGCCGCGGTGAGGAGCCAGGCGGTGTGGCGGAGCAGGGCGAACGGCATGCGCAGCCATGTCAGGATCAGGTCCAGGGCGAGGAGGACGAGGATCCCGGCGTCGATGCCGATGGGGAAGGCGTGCGCGAAGGTGCCGAAGCCCTTGGCCTGGGCGAGTCGGCGTACGGCGGCGTAGGAGCCGATGAAGCCGATGGCGGCGATGGCGGCGGCTCCGACGCCGACGCCGACGATGAGCCGGCGCTGGAGGCGGGTCAGGGTGGGGCGGTCGCCGTTGGGCGTCGTCACGGTGCTCCTCCAGGAGCAGGGAGGGCCGCGCCCCGGCCGGGGGTGGTGTCGGGGCGCGGCGGTCAGGTGGGTCAGGCGGTGTTGCTCATCGGGCGGCCGCGGCTTCGCTTGCGTGGGCGCGTGCGAGGGCGAGCTGGGTGCGGGCTTCGGCCTCGCTCGCGGCGCGCTGCTGCTGGGCGCGGGCGTAGTCGGCGGCGCATTGGTCCAGGAGGCTGGGCGCGGCGGCCTGGGCGTTGGGCTCGCTCACGGCTGGTCACCGTCCTCGTCGTCGAAGCCGGGCAGGCCGGTGGTGTCCATGCCCATGGGGGAGGTGGCGTTGTGCATGCGCTGGACGGCCGCGGTCAGTGCGGCGGCGGCGCGCATGGCGTCCTCGCGGGCCTGGACCAGCTCGCTGACCTTCTGGTCCGGGTCACCGCCGTTGTCGATGCGGACGCGGCCGTGCTCGTAGGCGCGCATCACCGGGCCGGTGGACTGCTCGATGGCCTGGCCGAGCATGCCGGCCAGGTGCGAGAGGTTCCCGATCGCGGCGTAGGCGTCGCTGGGGTACTGCCAGCCGTCGCCGGCGGCGCGGGAGGTGTGGTTGAAGGCGCGGATCTGCTCGGCGGCCTGGTCCAGGTGGCGGGCGGGGGTCTGGCTCATCGCTGCTCACCCCTGACCGTGTCCAGGGCGATGGCGGCGAGGCGCAGGTGCGGGGCGTAGGCGCCGCGGGTGACCGAGGCCGGCCGGTCGGGCAGGGCGCGGTACATGCGGCCGATGCTGTCCTCGGCGACGACGTCGGGGAGGGTGCGCAGGATGGTGTCGGCGGCGATGTCGATGGCGCGCTCGAGGTCGACGCCGGTCAGCGGGTGGCCGGAGTCCATCTCGAGGAGGCGGGCGGTGGTGATGAGCATCTGTGCGGCGTAGGAGGGCTGGTTGAGGAGGACGTCGAGGGCGACGTCGACGGGGCTGGGCTGCGGGGCGGGCTGGTCGGTACGGTTGGCCATCAGGGCCTGCCTTTTCGTGATGGTTGAGGTGGGCCTGGCCCCGTCCCGGAGCGCCAACTCAGCGGGACGGGGCCGTTGTGCGTTGCAGGGAAACCGGTCGCGGTGTCCCCGCCTCAGCACCGTAGACCCTAGGGTCTATGCAGTGCAAGACCCTAGGGTCTAGAGTCGGGGTTGTCGCGCTCCACGCCACGGAGGGAGCGTCAGTGGACGAGCAGGTCGAGGAGGTGCGTCGACTCTTGGAGGCGATCGAGCGTCTGGAGCAGATGCAGGACGACGAGGCGTGCGCCAAGGCGGTCACGCAGGTACTCGATACCTGGCCGGACCACCACGCGCGCCTGCGTGAGCTGCGCCAGGCGAGGGTCCAGCGGATGAAGGACTCGGGGATGACCTGGCAGCAGATCGGTGACGCCCTGGGCGTGCACGCAACCCGGGCGCAGCAGATCGCGAAGGGGCTGCGAGGCTCGAAGCGGCCGCCCAAGAAGGAAGAGGCGTAGGCCGGAACGCAGGAGAGCCCCGCCACCCCCGTCGAGTTGGGGTGGCGGGGCTTCCGCGCGCTCCGGGCACGCCGTGCGCCGTAGTGGCGGGACACGTCAGGCGGCCGCCGGCTGAAGGCCGTCGGCCGCGGCCTGGTTGCCGGGCTGGAGGCGCCGCAGCTCGAGCCACCGGTCCGGCGGGTACAGGGCCAGGCACCAGCCGCACTGCACGGCCCGACGAATGTCGGCGTAGATCCGGGATCCGCAGACCACACCGGAGGAGTCGACGGCCACGCAGTACCCGAGGAGCAAGGGCGGCTTCGGCTCGTCGAGTTCGTGGCCGGGCTCGGTGACGCGCCGGATGCGGGCGACCAGCTGGCGGACCTCGCGGGCGAGTTGCGCGCCCTGCTCCCACTGGGCGATGAAGTGGATGTGGCCGGCCATGCCTGAGGACGCGGCGCTGACCCGGTGCGCGAGGGATCCGGCGCGTGGGGGGATGGGCTGGTGGCGGGCTTCGCGGATGGCGTCGTGCCAGTCCTCGAGGACGCCGGCGATTCCGCCGGCGGCGCGGAGGGTGAGGGCCTCCTCGTCCAGGGGCAGCGGGGCTTCGGCCATGCGGACGCGGCCGCCGTACTGGGCGCCGCCGCGTACGCCGGGGACGAGCCATTCCTCCAGTTCGGCCCAGAGGTGGGGCATGGCGGTGATCTGGTCGAGGGTGTCGAGGGTGCAGGTGGGGCAGAGGCCGTCGTACGGCTGGGTCGTCTTGCACAGGGTGCAGATCATGTGCGCGGGTCCCCTTCGTGCTGTTGGTGCGTGGGGTCTTCGGGCCACTCGATGTGGCCGCCTCCGTAGCCGCGGATGAGGTCGGCGGGGGTGGGGGCGGCCGAGGTCAGCCCGTACTCGGGGTCGTCGATCGCGACGGCCCAGCCGTCGGCGGTCAGCCAGCCGTCGAGCACCTGGTGGGGCAGGTGCAGACGGAACGGCCGGGCCTGGTCGCTCACTCGGGCGCCTGTGGTTCGGGCTGGGGGCGGGGGCGGAGATCGACCAGGTAGAGCCTCACTGAGTCCTCCTCGGCGGCGGCCCGTACGGCGACTGCCAGGCGGGTCGGTCGGCAGGCTTGACGGGCTTGAAGTCCTCGTCGAGGAGCCCGGCCTCGCGGAGCGCCTGCATCGCCTTGTTCAGCTCGGTGACGGCGGCGATTACGGCGGGCGCGACGAGTTCGGCGATCTTCCGGATCTCGGCGGTGACGGTGAGGATGCGCTGGAGCATCTCCTCGCGCTGCTCGTCGGTGAGCTGGACGAGGTCGGCCATGGGTCAGTGCTCCTTGGGCTCGGCGAGGGCGGTGTTCAGTTCGACGAGCCGCTTGTCCCACCAGCGCGAGATGGACGTGCCGAGGGGCGGCGGCCCGGCATGGACCCATCGGTCACGCAGGGCGGTGACGCGCTGCATGTCGGACTGGGCATCCGTCGCCCGGACGCCGGGCGCGAGGCGTTTTACGGCGGCGCGGGGGGACATGACGCTGAGGTCGGTGTCAGGCCAGCGGACGATAGTCCAGCCGGGCTCGGGGTACAGGTCGCCGTCGGTGGTGTGGACGACGAGCTGGGTGCCGTCGAAGTGGTAGCCGTCCTCGCCGAGCCAGGCGAGGAGGGCGGGATCGGGGGTGCCATTCCAGATGCGGGTGTCGACGTCGGCAGGCACGGTGTGCTGCAGCACGGTCAGATGTCCTTGCGGTAGTTGACGGAGAAGCCGGGCAGGCCGAGGCCGAAGTCCGGGTCGGTGGAGGCCGGGCGGATCGGGGCGCGGAGTTCGGTCTCGTCGACGCTGCACATGGGCTGGCGGGGTGAGAGGCCGGCCGGGACGCCCGTCCAGCGGAAGGGCTCGCGGCAGTCACGGCAGTTGACGCGGATCTCGGCCGAGTAGCCGATCACGGTGGGGTCGTTGTCACCGGCGGTGATACGGCCGACGTCGACGAAGGCGTCGAAGTTCTCGTGCGTGCAGGGCCGGTCGGGGTCGATACGGGCCTGGATGCTGTCGGCGTCGACGCACAGGTTGCGGTGTCCTTGCGACGGGCTGCCGCCGGAAGTGACCTTGGCCCAGCCGGAGTCGTCCTCGTCGTCGAGGAAGAACACGCTGCCGCCGTACATGACCTCGACCGCCTTGCGGCGGGTCCCGACAAGGCTGCGGGCCCAGTACTCGGGGAAGAAGGTGCTGTCGGCGACGATCGCGGTGACGCGGCGGGCCTGGCAGGGCTCGCCGTTCCAGCGGGTCTCCTGGCGTTCGGTCATGCGGCCTGGTCCTCCTTGCGTGATGCTTCGTTGGCGGGTGTGCCGTAGCCGGCGGGGATGCCGAGGGCGTGGCAGCACGGGGTGCAGCGGCGACGGCCGAGGCGGGAGAACATGCCGGGCAGCTCCCAGCCGCGGCGGAGCCTGCAGGCGGCGCGCGCAGGAACCTGCCGTCCCTCATCGATGGCCGTGCGCAGCTGCTCGGCGGTGACGGCGGGTCCGGCGATGGCGTGCAGGCGCCGCCACTTGCCGCAGGCCAGCCACCAGTGCCCGGCGTTCTCGGTGACGGGGTGGGAGGTCATGTCGCGCCTCCGGCCCGGTGGAAGGCGGACGTGATCTGGGTGAACGCGGCCCACTCATCGACGGTCAGGGGTGGCGCGGGTGGACTGGCCGGGGGCGTGCAGCCGGGGGCGTGTACCTCGCCGTCGGAGTGCAGCCAGAACGAGCAGCACGGCGGCGGCAGCACGAAGGAGACCTCGTCGGCGAGTAGCTCCAGTCGCTGCCCCACCGCCTGCTCCCGGCGGGCCTGGGCGTACATCCGGCGGGCGAGCCAGGCGAACAGGACCGCGGTGAGGAGGGTGGTCAGGGCGACCCACCGGGGGTGGAGGTCGGGGTGGCAGGCGGCGGCGGTGAGGAGGAGGGCGGCGGCCGCGCTGGCGTGGGCGTACAGGCGGGTGGTCACTGGCTGACCCGGATGCTCGAGATGGGCGTGTTGGCGTCGAGGGCGCGGTGGAGCTCGCGCAGGCGCTGGAAGGCGCGGGCGTCACGGCGGGCGAGGCGGCCGCGGGTGTCGGCGGGCAGGGAGCGCCAGCAGGAGCGGCAGAGGTACTTGCCGTGGTCGCGGGGCTGCTTACAGCTGGGGCACTTGGGGCTGGTCATCGGCGCGGCTCCAGGAACGCGAAGTCGCGGGTCTTGATCTTGGCCATGGGGCCGTCGGGGTGGTGGAAGACGAGGCCCTCCCACCGGTGCCGACGCAGGAAGTCGGCGATCTCGTCGTACGTCCGGTCGTCGAGGTCGACGCGTTCGGCGGTCGCGTGCCGGATGAGCGTGTGCCGCTCCAGCGCCTCGGGGTTGCCGTTGATCTTCGGCCCGCACAGTTCGTACGTACCGGCAGGCCACTGGCTTCGGATCTCGCGGGCCTCGGTGAGGTGCCTGATGAACGACGACTGCTCGGCGGGCTCCCAGCCGACGAGCTTCCCTGTCGTCTCGTCGTGCTGGACGGGCCGGTAGCCGGGCGGGATGTTCCTGCCGGGCTTGACCTCGCGGCGCGCCCACCAGGCACCGGAGTCGTCGAAGAGGATGCAGGTGCCGTCGTACTTACGTGTGGCGACGCCGTGTCCTTCGAGGACCCACTCGCAGCCGGGCGTGACGTCGAGCAGGACGTGGCGGTGGTCGTCTGGGTCGCGGACGAAGAGCGTGGGGATCTTGTTCATCGGTTCCTCCGGCGGTCACGGCGGGTGAGGTAGCAGATCGTCAGGACGGCGATCAGGAAGGTGAGAGGGCAGGCGGCGCCGAGGACGTCGGCGCCGCTGAGTCCGGCGAGCAGGGTCACGGCAGGTCCACCAGGGACGGGCGGTCGCCGGTGATGCAGGTGTGGTCGCCGTTGGACACGAGGCAGACCCGGTGGCCGGCGGCCTGCAGGAGCCGGGCCGCCTCGAGCGCGGTACGGGGTGCGCGGGGGCCGGTGCCCCAGCCCTTGGGGAGGGTGGCTCGGACCCGCGCCACCGGGCGTACGGGGGTGGCGGGTTCGGGGGTGATCTCGAGGAGGTCGTAGAGGTCGTGGGTCACTGTTAGTCCTGTTCGTCGAGGGGGAGCTGGCCGTCGGTGGGCGGCGGGGGCTGATTCAGGGCGCGGCGTACGGCGGCGGCGCTGGGCCGGGCGGTCTGGCCGAGCAGGGCGCGCAGCTGTGCGCGCTGGTCGGGGCGGAGCTTGCGCCAGCAGCGGCCCCCGATCCGCCGGCCCATCGACGCGGCTGACCGGATCGGCTTGTGGCAGGCCTGGCACTCCACGGGGTTGGTCACTGCGGCTGCGCCCCGCCCTGCCGCACCCCGGCGGCGAGTGCGCGGCGCGCTTCGGTCACGGCGGTGCCCGCGTCGGGCCAGCAGAACAGCCGGTCGACAGACAGGGCGCTGATCGAGTCCTGCCAGCCCTCGGCGGTCCAGGCCCGGCCGCCGCCGCGCGCTGAGGTGCTGACCGCCCATCCGGCGCCGTGGACAAGGGCCTGTCGTCGGACGAGCAGATCCGTTCCACCACCCTCGGGCACTGGGACGCGGTACTCGGTGGCGGACTCCGCGAGCAGGTCGGCGGTGCGGGCGCCGTCTTTGGGCTTGGTGGTGGGCTGCGCCTCGGCAGCCTGGGGCCCGGTCTTGAGAGCATCCGTGAGTTCCTTGAGCGCGGGTCCCACGAAGCGGGTCCACGGCGTCCATCGCGGGTCGTCGGGATACGGCTTGACGAGGAGCGGTTCGACGGCGATGAGCGCAGAGGTGAGGCGGCGGCGCGCCTGCCGAGCACGCTCCAAGATGCTCTCGGCGGCGGTGGCCTTGTCGGCCGCGATACCGACCCGCTGACGGCATGAGGCCAACCGATCCCGCAGGTGCTCGACCTCGGCGGCCCGGCCGGTTGACTCCGGCAGAACAGCCAACACCGCATCGGCGCGCGCCAGGTACGTGTCCCGCTCGTCCTGGTCGAGGTCGGGGTAGCCGGTGGTCCAGCCAGGATGGTTGTGGGCGTACAGGGCCTCGGCGATGCGGTCGCGGACCGCGGCCCGGTCGGTGGGCGGCTGCGCGGTGATGGGCTCGTAGGTCTCGGCGAAGATGCTGCCCCGTACCGGCCATACGTGGCGGTGGTTGTCCTGGACGATCCAGTCGCCTTCGGAGGCGTGCATCACGCCTTCGAGCGTGCGCAGTTCCAGGAACACGGTGCCGTTGGTGTTCTCGCCGCCGGCGGCGAACTGCTCGGGCGTGAGTGCGTCGAGGATCTGGCGGTAGGAGTCGGCATTCAGCTGCCGGGCCGTCACGGGGATCGGGCGCTTACGGAAGAGGTGGCTGGTGTTCACGGTGCCGGGCTCCAAGGTGGGTTGTGGGAGGCTGGTTCGGCGGCCGCCCCTGGCATCAACAGGGGCGGCCGTACGGCGCTGCTCACGCGGACCGGGCGGGTGTGGCGGTGGCTTCCCGCCAGGCGTCGAGGACGGACTTGGGGACCCGGCCGACCGGCGGGCAGGGGACGTTGTGGTCGCGGGCCCAGGCGCGTACAACGGCGGCGTCGTAGGGGAGCGGGCTGCGGCGGGTCTTCTTCACCGGCGGGGCCAGTTCGGCTTCGCGGGTGCGGAGCTGGGCGAGCCGCTGCTCGAGCTGCTCGGCCTCGGTGTGGATGGCGGCCAGTTCGTGGTCGGCGGCGTAGCGGGTGCGCAGGGCGGCGAGGATGGCGCGGCCGCGGGCGGCCTGGTCCTGGACGTCAGGGTCGGCGTGGTCGTCGGCCCACTTCAGGAGCTTGCCGACGGCGATCCGTTCGGGGTCCTCGGGCAGGATCGCGACGGTCGGGCGGGGCGGGGCGGGCTGTGGGCTGCTGTTCACGGGTGGGGTCCTTCCGGTGAGTGGGTCGAGGTCGAGTCGCCATTGGCGGGCGGCTTCGGGGCCGCCCTGGGTGTCGATCTCGTCGAGGAGCACGCGGAGCGCGGCGATGGTCATGCGGCCCCGCGCCGGTCGGGCGGGTGCTTGGCGTGGCGGCGGATGGCTTCGCCGACGCGGATGGTGGACAGGGCCTCGTCGAGGTCGGCCAGGTGCCGGGCCTGTTCCTCGGGCGGGGTGGGCGTGATGTGATCGGGCAGCCGGTACGGCGGGCGGCCGAAGGTTCCGTCGGGGACGTCCTCGGGCGGGACCGCGGCGTGCTCCTGGACCGGCTCGCCGGCCCCGGCCGGGGCGGTCACTGCTCCCCCAACCATGTGGTGGCGCGGATCAGTTCGTCGGTGAGGTGCGCGCCGGCCAGGCAGCCCGCCTCGGTGCAGCGGCCGACGACGTAGCCGACCGGGGGCCGTTCGTGGTGGGCGCGGAAGGTGATGTGGCGGGCGTTGAAGCGGCCGCCCGCGTACACGATCGGCATCCGTCCCGCGTACGGTCCCGTCCAGCGCACGTGCCCGTCGCCGTACGGCTGCGCGTGCAGGGCGAGGACCTGCTCCACGGTGCGCGCGGGATGGGGCGACCGGGGGGTGACGGGGATGTTCCGGGCGCGGCGGATGCGCACGATCGTGGGCTGGCTGACGCCGACCTTGGCCGTGATCTGCTGGTAGGTGTCGCCCTGCAGGAGGAGTTCGGCGACCTGCTGCTCCACCACCGCCTTGCGTTCGGGGTCGAGCCGGCGGCCGGCCGGCACGGGGATGCGGTACGCCTTGCGGGTGACAGAGATGGCGTGGCTGCAGGCGCCGAGCCGCTGGTGGATCTCCCGGTAGGTGGCGCCCTGGCGGAGCATGTCGGCGACGTCGGCACGCGGCCGGTAGAGGCCGGTCACCAGGTCCTCCTCTGCGGCTGCGGCTGGCCGAACAGGGGGGCCTGCACGGTGGGCCTGCGCCGTGCGGGGCGGGATGCCTGGGCGGGCGGTTGGGGGTTCTGCCGGCCGGGGCAGCTGTGCCAGTGCAGGAGGGCCGGCCACTCCAGGCGCGCGTCCTCGACGTTGGGGAACTCGGCGTCGAGCTGGCGGACGACCAGGCCGCCGTGCTGGTCGGAGCGGGCGGCGTATCCGCCCATCGGCACGGGCAGCGCGTTCAGTGGGACGCGGCGGCCCTTGTAGGTGCCGGAGATGCAGATGGCCCAGCGGATCGCGGCGCTGCACCGGTCGCATGCGGTGACACCGCGGGTGGGGTGCGGGGTGGTCGGCATCAGGTGGTCTCCGTTCCGCGCGTCTGGGCGGCGGTCGTACGGGCTTCGTGCGGGTCGCGGCGGCGGCCGCGCCCGCTGGTGCAGGGCTGGCCTGCCTCGGCGAGGCACCCGGTCTGGGGGCAGGCGACGGCGAGCGCCCCGGTGTCCGTGGTCCGGCCGAGCTGGGCGCGGATGTGGTCGGGCATATAGCCGCGGTCGGGCATGGGCGTCTCCTCGACGGGACGACGGAACGGAACAGGCGGCGCGGCCACGGAGGCCGGGGCGGCGCCAGTGGGGAGGTGGTCGTGGTGGTCGCGCAGGAGCTGGCCCGCGCGGAGCACGCCGTAGCGGTGCAGTGCGGCGGCCGGTCCGTGGGCGGCGGCGAACGCCAGGACCTCCGCGTCGCTGGCTGCCACGCGCTGCCGGTAGCTGGCCTTCGCGGGCAGCTGCTCGCCGTCGGCGGCGCGGCGGCCACGGAGTTCGGTGAGCCGGGCGTCGAGTTCGCGGGCGCGCCGCCAGTGCTCGCTGACGGTCTGCCGGTTGGTGCTGCAGGTCTCGCAGGTGGCGCCGGTGGGCCACAGCTGGCCGCCCTCGCACAGCGGCTGGCCGCAGCCCTTGGCGGGGATGCCGACGGCGAGGAGCCAGGCGGTGACGTCGCGGATGGGGCCGGCGTCGCGGTAGCGGGTGGCGATCCGGGCGGCCATCCGCTCCGGGGTCATCAGGTTGACGGCGGCCTGGTCGAGCTGGCGGCCGATCTCCCGGGCGACCTTCCGCAGCAGGAAGCGGTTGACGTCCGGCTGCTGCAGGAGGTGACGGACGGGGGCGAGGCTGATGTGGATGCGCTCGGTCCACCGCAAGTCGGGCCCGCCGTACGCGGCTTGTCCGGTCGACGACTTCGGGGTGGGGCGGGTGCCGCGCGGAGCGCGAGAGACGCCAGGCCCGAACGTGCCGCCAGCAAGATCGCTCGCGGGAGTCGCAGGCGTACTACCGGTACCTCGCCTACGGCGGGAACCCCCACCGGGCTTCGTCTCATCGGGTCGGTCAGTTACGTGATCTTCCCTAGACGCGAGGGATCCGTCATGATCCGCCGGACCCGATCCGTCATGAATGACCGGAGCCGCGGCATCGTCCTGGACCCCGCCACCGACGGCGGCCGCCGGTGCGGGGGCCAGGACCGCCTGCAGGGGGCGGGAGTTGGTCTCGTACGCGTGGCGGCCCCGGGCCCCCTCGCGGCGGTGCACGGTCAGCCAGCCGGTGGTCTCGAGCTCGTCGACCAGCCGGCGGGCCTGGCGCTCGCCGAGGTGCTCGCCCGCCCGGGCGCCGGTGTGGTGGTGCAGCATCTCGCCCAGCTCGGCCGCCGTGACCGGGATCCGGCGGGCGGTGGTGTAGGCGAGGAGGGCGTACACGCGCAGCAGTCGCGGGGTGAGGGCCTCGGCGGCGCGCACGGGGATACGGACCCACAGCTCGCCGTCGCCGAGGATGCGGACGCAGCGCTCGGCGGACTGGCCGCGCCCGTCGCGGTAGGTACGGCGGCGGGAGGGGACCTCGGTGACGCCGTCCACCAGGTCGGGCTGGGTCAGCTGGCGCAGGGCGCGTTCGACCGCGCTCTTGGACATGCCGAGGTAGCGGGCGAGGGTGTCGACGCGGGCGGTGCAGCCCTCCGGGCGGAGGGCCAGGCCTGCGACCTTGACGTAGACGCTCAGGGCGGCATCGCCGTACTGAGCGCCTACGACCAGGCGCAGCGGGACTTTCACGGTGAGTCCGCCGCCGCGCGGGCGCGCCCCGGCAGCCGCGGTGTGCGGCTGGGGGTGCGGTGCAGCCGGGTGGGCTGCGAGCGCGGCGGCGGACATCGGGGGTGTTCCTTCGTTCGGGGGTGGGTCAGGGGTGGGTGCAGGCGGTGAGGACGAGCGCGGCCGTGGTGAGTGCGGCGCCGAGCAGCAGCAGGGCGCGGTACGCCCGGTGCCGGGGCGGGCGGCTCATTCGGTGCCGCTGTCGGGGTCGGTAACGCGCAGCGGGTCGGTGTTGCGCGGCGGGCTGGGGGTTTCTGCGGCGCGGGCGGCGCGGACCTGCTCGAGGACCAGGGCGGGGACGGTGAGGGCCAGGGCGAGGCGGCCGGTGTCGTGTCCCTGGGTGATGCGGCGGGTGCAGAGCCAGCCGCGCTGGGTCAGGACGTGGATCTGCACGCTGATCTGGCCGGTGGTGAGGCCGGTGGCCTCGGCGAGTTGCTCGGGCGTGGGCCTGAAGCGGGGGAAGACGGTGCCGGTCTTGTGGTGGGCGTAGCCGAGCAGGGTCAGCGCGACGAGCCGGGCCTCGGGGTGCAGGCGGCTGATGCGCATGCCCCGCTCGACCATCGTGCGCATGCGCTCGCGGCCCACCAGGACGCCGGGGGCGATGGCCTCGGCCACGGTCAGCTTGGGCGACCGGATGTCCTTGACCGGGCCGGGCTTGGCGGGGGCCGGCGGGCGGGCCGCCATGTCGGCGGGCGACGGGCGCGGAGTGGTGGGGCAGGTCATAGGTTCAGGTCCCTTCGGTGGTCGACCGCGGCCTGGGCAGCTCGGTAGGCGGCGGGGGTGGAGCGGCGTTTGCCGGAGGCGATCGCCTTGTTGTCGGCGAGCGCGGAGGCGGACTGCGGGCTGAGGGGGAGGTCGCCGGGCGGGTGGCCGTATCCGGGCGGTGGCTCGGGTTTCCCGGCGAGGGCGTTGGGGGTGTGGAGGGGGCAGCGGAGGCCTTGGATGTAGGGGCGGATGCCGTCCACGGCCCGGCAGTGGCGGCGCTCGGATCCGATCCAGTGCCGGCACTCCGGGCCGGGACGGTCCTCGCTCACCCCTCGGCGTCCTCGTGGTCGGGGTGGGCGTCGTAGTCGGCCGGATAGTCCTCCGCGCCGAGCGAAGCGGTCAGGCCCTCCCCGGCGTAGCCGTCCTCGGTGTTGTTGCCGTCGAAGTGCGGGCTGTCCCAGTCAGGTTCGTCCGGCTCCGGGTGCAGCGAAGCGGGATCCCGGTCGCCGTCGGGGTCAACGGACTTACTGAGAGCGTCCAGGGCCGCCGGGTTGTAGGCGGTGACGTGACCGCACGGCCACGGGTCCCATCGGTGTCCGGCCGGGGCCGGGTCGACCCGCGGCTCGTAGTCGGCGCCCCCGATGCGTTCCTCGGCCGCGGCCTGGTGCTCGGTGCAGACGTAGATCACGCCGTGGTGTGTCCCGAGCCTGCCCGGCCCGTAGGTCTCCGCCCGGACGAGCAGTGAGGCTCCCGCGCTGCATGCCCAACCGGCGTGTCCGTCGGCCGACGCCTTCCCCGGTGTCCGGCGCAGTTCTTCGGCGTAGCGCGCGGATGTGGGTTTGACGGTCGGCCGGAGGTCCTGCTGTTCCTCACTGCCGGCCGGGGGGCCGTCGATGGAGGCGGTGAGGATGACCCGGGCGTTGCCGCCGCCGTCACCTGACAGGCGGAGCCGGGTGTGGCCGGGGCGGGGACCGCGGGGCGTGCTGTCCCGGCCCGGGAAGTACTCCTCGAAGGTCTCCCGGCCGTCGGTGTCGAGGACCGGCTGCCAGGCGGCCATGACCTGGCGGGCCTGGTCCACGGTGAGGGTGTCGAGAGAGGCTTCGGCGATGCCCTGGCCGTGACGCGGGCCGCTGACGATCTTCTTGAAGGTCCACGGCACGGGCGGCAGGTGAGGGTGGACGACCTCGGCCGAGTCCACCCACAGCAGGGCGGAGTTTTCGGCGTAGGCGGCCTCGGAGAACTGGCCGGCCTTGTGGCCCAGCCACGCCTCGGACGCCTTGCCCTTGGAGGCGTAGATGACCGTGGCCTTCCAGCCGCAGGAGCAGGCGGCGGTGTACCCGTCGACGCGCGTGTACATCCCGCGCTTGACCGGATTGTGGGAGCGGACGTCCTGGGCGTGGCCCTTCAGCCGGCCGAAGTGTCGGATCGAGCGGCGGATCCGGATCTTCTCGTACACGGGCAGGGTGCGGCGCAGCAGCGGCGCCGCCTTGCCGGGCCACAGGGAGTGCTGGTCGGCGGGGCGGGTGATGTGCCCGGGCGGGTCGCCCGCCAGGTCCCAGCGATGGTTGCTGCGCTGGACGATCTCCCGTACGTGGACGGGGCCGTGGAGGGTGTCGACGACGTCGCCGAGGAGGATCTCGTCGGTGCGGGCCAGCATCGTGACGGCCGGGCCGCCGAAGATGCGCACCAGGTCCGCCGGGACAGCTGGGGCTTCGGTGCTGGGCGTACTCATCGGACTCCGTTCAGGGGTGGAGGGCTTCATGCCTCGTCGGGCACGGGCACCGGGCGGATGGCGCCACACCAGAAGCAGGCCGCGGTGCCGTCGCCGTCCGCCTCGTGCGTGGTCGTCCCGGGGCAGTCGCCCTGGCAGGCGAGTCGCAGCAGTTCGCCGGTGCCGGTGTGGGCTCCGCTCTGGAAGCCGGCGTACGGCTCGGAGGCCGGGGCCTGGTAGCGGTGGCGGCGCAGGATGGTGAGGGCCTTGATGAACGCTGCGGCGAGGGCCGCGCCGGAGAGCACGGCCGCGATCTGCAGGCTGGCGTCGTTCACGGGGTTGCTCCGGGTGTAGTGGTGGGGGCGGGTCGGCAGGGGACCTCGGCCAGCCAGTGCGCGCGGCCGCGGATGCCGCCGAGGTAGGTCCAGGTGAGGCGGGCGCCGCTGCGGTTGGGGCGGGGCCGGGTGGCGACGGTGAGCCACGTACCGGAGGGGTCGTGGACCTGATCGCCGGGACGGAGGTCGAGGACGGGGCGGGTCGGCAGGCTGCTCATCCCGTCACCTCGGTGTTGGTGTGGCGCTCCCAGGGGCCGACGAAGGTGTCGAGGGAGGCGTCCGGGGTGGTGGTGCCGAAGTGCTTGCCGCACTGGCAGGTGCCGTGGAGTTCGCAGTCGCCGTACTGGACGACCAAGGCGTGGCCGCCGCCGAGGGTTTCCCGGAAGTCGGGGTTGGGGTCGAGGTCGTGGGGTTCGCGGTCGGCCTGGGCGAGCAGTTCGGCGGCGGCCTTCGGGGTGTGGCCGGCGGCCTGCAGGGCGGTGAGGATCTGGGCGCGAGCAGTGGACGCCGCCCCGGTCGGCTGGGTGCCGGCCGGGGTGTCCTTCTCCTCGCTGATCGTCAGCGCGCTGTCGATGGCCTCGGCCAGCTGCGGGATGGTGGCCGTCCAGTCGGGGTCCGTGCCGCGTCCGGAGAGCTGTAGGACTCCCGCCCGGACCTCGTGCCCGACGTACGGGCGGCGGAGGTTCGGCTGGTGGAGGGCAGCGGCGATGACCGCGGCGCGCGCCGTCATCGGGCACCCCCGCTGTGGCCGCCGGTACGGAGGTCGGCGCGGGCACGGTCGATGGCCGCGCACCGGGTGCAGCCGGGGACCGTGCAGGTGTGGAACAGCGGGACGTCGTCGCCGACCAGGCCGCCGTTCCAGACCTGCTGCGCCTTGCTGGTCTTGCCCATGCGGGGACGCTGAGCACGGGGACGAGTCGGCATCACCGATCACCGTCCTCGACGTCAGTGTCGCCTTGGACGGCCGGGGCCTGGGTGTCCTCGTTCGCCAGGCGCTGGGCCTCGGTGAGGGCGGTCGAGGCGTCCGGCCAGCAGTACACCTCGGCTTCGGACAGCAGCGCGGTGAACCGCCAGCCGTCCGACGTCCAGGCGCGTCGGCCGCGTACCGCGCGGATCCTCCCCTCTAGGACGGCGAACCCGTTCGTGCCGATGGCACGGCGTACGTACAGCCCCATGCCGTCGGCGTTCCACACCCGGAACTCAGTCGCGGCCCCAGCAATCGTCTCCAGCCCGGCGATCCGGTTCCGCAGGTGTTCGAGTTCAGCCGCCGACGGGATAGGCGACGCATCCGCCTCAGCTTCGGCTTCGAGTTCGGCCAGTTCGGAACGCAGTTCAGCGGCCTGGGCGTAGTCGGCCACGTTGTCCGACATCTCGGCCCGCTCGATGCCGGCGACGAGGGCAACCCGCTGCTCGCGCCGCACCCGGGCACGCTCCGCCGCCTCCAGCTCAGCGACGCGATTGCGCAGCCCGACGGCCTCGTCCGTCGCCGCCTTGCGAGCAAGCTGCGCAGCGATGACGGCGAACAGCATGTGCTGCAGCGCCTCTTGCCCCTCCCTGGCACGGGCGGCGTACCGGTCAGCGGCTCCGCCGGTGGAGATCGCTCGGGTACGAGCCATCCCCCAGGCGGTGCGGTACCGCTCGGCCCGGGACTCCGCGTCGAGCAGGCGCCGCAACACGGGGGCCATGCGCTCGCCCATGTAGGAGGACAGGTTGAGGCAGTAGAAGTCCTCCCATTGCGGGTGCTCGTGGTCGCGCCGGTCACGGATCGACTCGCCGAAGGAAACCAGCAGTTCGGTGGTGGCAGGCTGCGCGTCGCCGATCAGTTCGGCGATCTTTGCCCGCTGGTCAGGGGTGAGGTTGCGCGTACTCACTCGCCCTCACCTGCCTGGTTCTGCTGGGCGCGCCAGGCGGCGGCTTCGTCGGCGGTGAGCTGGTGGGTGGCGCGGAGTTCGAGCTCGATGCCGTCGACCTCGGTGGCGGCGTTGACGTGGCGGAAGACGAGGTCGTACGGGCCGCTGCCGCTGCTGCCGCGGGTCTGGTCCGTCACTTCCACGCCGAGGCCGCGCGCGATCTGTTCGATGGTCTCGATCGCCTCGGCCTTGAGCCGGAGCTTGCCGTTGGTGGAGGTGTCGTCGTGGCCGAAGGTGTAGGCGGCGGTGATGGCGAGGCCGGGGTGTTCAGCAACGAGGCGGCGGCCCAGTGCGGCCATGCGGGCGGTGCAGGTCTGCAGTGCCTCGAGCGCGGCGAGCGGGCCCGGCTCGGCGTCCGCCTCGGCGGTCTCGGCCGGGGCCGGGTCGTCGGCCTGGTGGAGGAGCTGGCCGAGGTTGAACAGGCTGTTCACCTTGTCGATGCGGTCACGTCCGCAGGACAGGCAGGGCCGGACCAGGTCGAAGGACACGTTGTCGACGTCGTTGTGGTCGATGCGGTAGCGCAGGTACTCGGGGAGCCCCGGCGCCAGGAAGGCGCGCGCCTCTTCCACCTGCTCGGGCAGGCCTTCGGTGACGCACTGCCAGTCGAGGGAGGCGGCGTCCGCGCAGAGCGTGCTGCCGGCGCAGGCCCGCGCGAGGCGCAGGAGTTCCTGCTGCGCTTCGACGGCGTACTCGGCGTCCTGCTCGGCCTGGGCTGCGGTGCCCTCGCTGTAGGTGGTGAGGGCGAGGTCGGTGAGGTTCATGCGGCGTTCCTCGGCTTGGCGTGGCGTGCGCGGTGGGGCTGGAGGGCGGTGAGGGTGAGGGTTTCGCCGGTGCACGTGGTGGTGTGGGCGTGCGGGGCGGGGAAGGGCGGCCAGATCGGCGCGGCCTTGACCGGCGGGGCGGGCTTCGGCTTCGTGGCCGGGGCTGCGGCGCAGGAGGCGTCGATCAGCAGCTTGAGCAGCCACAGGATCAGGCCGGTGCCGGACGCGGTGCTGGCGATGACCAGCCATAAGGCCAGTCCGTTGCCGGTCACCACGGGTGTCCGACCGGGCTCTCGGCGAGGATGCCCTGCAGCTTCTTCGCGGACTCGTTGACGGCCTGTGCGTCGAGGAGTTCGCCGACGTTGGGGCCGCGGAGCTGGACGGTGATCTCGCCGTAGTGGCCGGTGCCGGTGACGACGCTGCCGTGCCGGAGGATCGCGCCGACGGCGAGCTTGCGGCGCCACCACTTCCAGCCGTGGAGGGACTGTGGCTGGACGGTCAGCGTGAGGTGGGTGCGGGTGGGGACGTCGGTGGCGGTGACGTCCGGCTGCATGCTGCGCAGTTCGAGGGCGAGGAGCGCGGCCGGGGAGTCCTCCTCGACCTCGGGGTGGATGGACGACGTGCAGCCGTCGTACTCGGTGACGGTCCGGTCGGCGGGGCCGGCCTGCTCGGTGAGCGCGTAGGCGACGGGCAGGATGTCCGCCAGTTCGGCGTCGGTGTCGGCGAGCATCGCCGTGAGGAACGGGGTCAGGTCCACGGCCAGGACCTCGATGTGCTGCTCGGTGAGCGGCAGGTCGCGGAGGGCGGTGATGGTGGACACGGCCCCGTGGATCAGGTGCTGGCGGTCGCGACTCACAGTTCACCGCCGGCGGCCGGGGTGGAGACGACCATGTGGCCGGGCTCGACGTGGGCGGCGGTGAGGGAGACCGTGTCGCCGTCGTCGCCGGTGGCCGCCTCGACGGCGGGGACCAGAGCGACGACGCTTCCGCCGAGGGAGGCGACGTACCGGGCGGTCGACTGGGCGTACAGGTCGGGCTGGGCCTGGGCGACGGGGCTGTCGCCGAGCGGCACCGGGGCCGGGGCGGGCTCCGCGTCGCAGGCCGCGGCCGGCGCGGTGACGCGCGGGGCCGTGAGCAGCTGTTCGGCGGTGGCGGCCTCCTTCTTGGTGAGGATGGTCCAGGCCCACACGGCGACGTTGTCGACGACGGCCCGGGCCTCGGCGTAGACGGCCTCGCCGGACTCGGTGGGCGTCATGTGCCAGGGCTGGTCGGCCCAGGCGGCGAAGGCGGCGACGCCGGAGTAGTCGCTGCTCCAGTAGATCTGGACGCTGTACTCGCCGCCGAGCTCCCGCTTGAGGTCTATGTCGCGGGGGAACGTCGCGAGCTGGGGGATGATGCGGCCGGCCACGGCGTGGGCCTCGAGGAGGGTGGCGCCGGGGGGTTCCGGGTCTCTGACCTCGACGGGTGCGGTGGGCGCGGCGGGCTGGGTAGCCTGTTGCATGTGAACCTCATTGCTTGTGGTGAGGCGATTTCTTCGGCGGGGTCGAGGGACCGGGCATGGTCCGCGGCCCCGTTTCGCATGTGGGGTCAGGCGCTCCGGCGCTGAGTCGTCTCGGAGAGCGGCCTTACGGCGGTCATCTCGCTGATCTCGCGGATGTCACGCCCCGTGAAGGAGACCCGCTTCGCGCCATCGTTGTAGGGGATCTCTCGGGCGTACGCCTTGCGCCTCAGCTGGAGCGCTGACCAGGGCAGAAACCCGGCCGCCTCCTCGGGCGTGTAGTGGAAGAGCTCGCCCTCCGGGGTGCCCGGGTAAGGGACCTCTCGCGGCGGAACCTTTTCCTTGGCCGTGGTCGCGGCCATTTGTCCTCCCTGGGTGATGTCGTCGACCGGCACGGCCAGTGCTTTCGCCAGGCGGCTGAGGAGGGCCTCACCAGGGTCTTGAGTCACCCCTCGCTCGATTCGAGAGAGCGTTGCCGCTGAGCAGTGCGCGAGTTCAGCAAGATCACGCAGGCTCAGAGACTTGCCCTGGCGGATAGCCCGTATTGCCGTTCCGTTCGGTGCCACGTACAGAAACTACACATGACACTGCACCCGTGCAACACATGTGGAGTACTTCTGGCGTCAGTAAGTGTGCGTGACGCTGCGTCAGTGGGGCGCTACCGGCGCACTTCTTCCGTCTGAAATGCAACACATCCGCCCCTAAAGTGCTGGTCACGGCCATGCGCTGTTGCGTGCGCGTAGGGCATGATGTGCGTCATGGCCACTAAGTGGACGCGCCTCGGTGAGAAACTGCGGGCGGCACGTACAGACCTCGGCATCGAGCAGCAGCAGATCGCCGTTGCCGTTGGCGTGACCAGAGGCGCCGTCGGGAACATCGAGCGCGGCGACGTCGCCCGGATGACGCCGACCATCCGGGAGTACGCGCGCGTAGTCGGGTGGACGGACGATTCACCGGAGCGCGTGCTGGCGGGCCGCGAGCCGGTTCTCCGCGATGCCGAGCGGCAAGACGTTGGCAGCGCTGAAGGGGGCGCCGTCGCGACGGACCTGGCGGTCGATGTGCAAGAGTCCCTGCGGCGCGGACCTCTGCTGCAATCCCAGGTGGTCGAGGTGAAGACGCCGGCGGGGAAGGTCGTGGCGACCATCGTTCTGCGCGGCGAGGAGGGGCAGTCCCCCGAAGAGCTACTGGCGGCGCTGCGCTCGGTGACCGTCCAGGTTTCCGCAGATGAAACGGGAAACCAGCCGAAAGAGTGATTCTAAGTTACTTTTGAATACCCTCTGCCGTCATCCGTGTCTTTGTGATCAGATCTCAGGACCGGATGAGGGGGCCAAAACCGATTTCGGCAGGGGGACCTATGCCGACGCCTGCGCAGGATCAGGCTCGTGTGGTGAGAGTGCCCGGCGTTCCGCCCAACGTCGTCATGTGGGTGGACCACGAGCACGCCGACGGCGTGCTGCGCCTGAACGCAGATCTGATCGACACCCCGACCGCACAGCAGCTCGAGGCTGCGCTGAAGGAGGGGAGTTGCACGGCCGCGGAGCTCATTCAGGCTCTCGTGGCGCGAGGAGGTTAGAAGAACGTGGCCTACGCGGAGAAACGAGCAGGCCGCGGGGGTAAGCCCTACTACAGGGCCTGCTACCAGCGTCCGGACCGTAAGGCGCAAGGGGTCGTGGTCGACGCGGACGGGAAGGCCGTCCGCTACCCGACGAAGACCACAGCGCAGAAGGCCGCCGAGAAGGCGGAGGTCGAGGCGTATGAGGAAGCGAAGAAGGGCCGCTGGACACCGCCGGAGCTCCAGGTCGAGGCGGGCCAGAAGACCTTCGCTCAGTACGCCGAGACGTGGATCGAGGACCAGGACCTCGCCTCGTCCACCATGCAGAACTACCGGCGGTCGCTCGCCCACCTGCTGCCCGCGTTCGGGACCCACCCCATTCGGAACATCACCAAGGAGATGATCTCCAAGTGGGAGAGGGAGCAGAAGGCGTCGGGCGCCATGCCGTCCTCGATCCGGACCCGGCGATCACTGCTGCATCTGATTCTCGCCGACGCCGTGGATGAGCAGTACGCGCCGAAGAACGTCGCGGAACGCCGGCGCGGCCGGGGACGCCGACAGGGAAGAAGCCGGTCCAGGGGACCAGAGAAGAAGATCACTTCCATGCTCGGCGCGCTGCTCGTCGCAGAGCGCGCGTCACTGCTCTCGGGCCGCGACGACGAGTTCGTGGCCAGCATCAACAAGGCTTACACCGGGATGCGATGGGGCGAGATCGTCGGCCTTGAGCGCCAGTTCGCCAGACCGGAAGCACGGTCCATCCGCGTCGAGTGGCAGCTGTACGAGCTGGACTCGGGCCAGCTCGAGCGTTGCCCTCCCAAGGACGACAGCTACCGCACGATCGACATCCCCGTGTGGCAGGCCGATCTGAACGCCCGCTTCTTCGCCCGGACTCCGGGATCGGCGTGCCCGTGTCACGGCCTCGTCTACGCCTTCACCGGGCGCGGGGTGGCCGGACAGAAGCGGAGCGGCCCCACGCTCAAGCAGGTCGCCCAGGCGTGCGGAGTCTCCACCGGCACGATTTCCAACGTCCTCAACCGGCCGGACGTGGTTGCCGAGGCGACCAGGGTGAAGGTGGAGCTGGCCATCGCCGAACTCGCCTACGAACGCCCCGCCGGCACTGACCGCGAGGCAGCGCACTGGCGCCGCTCCGGACATGCCACATGGATCTTCACGCCAGCGACCTCGGGCTGGTACCCGAAGAAGGCGCCGCAGGACGCCCACCCTGTCCCGGTCACTGCCGAGCCGTGGCCGGGTGTTCCGGTGCGAGGGCGCGGCGCGGCGGCGCGTGCGGAGGCGTGCTGGCTGCCCATCAGGTCTGGGCTGACCCGGCACGGCCTGAGGCATGGGAACCGGACTCTCCTCGAGGAGCTCGGTATACCGAAGGTCCTCATCGATGACCGCTTGGGCCACGAGGACGGATCGATCAGCGCCCGGTACACCCACATCACCGACTCGATGCGTGCGGCTCTGATGGAGCAGTTGACGGTGGTCTGGTTCGCGGCGCTCGACGAGCGGCTGGCGAGGGCGCCCCGCTCGGCGGTGCGAATCCTGGACGAGTTGTTGCAACAGCGTGCTGCCGAGTTGGACTCGCTCTCCAAGATCACACCCAGCTGA